ATTTACAAAATACACTTATTGACCCATATTTCTGGCCAGAGATAGAACAATACATTTAGTCTTTATTTTCACTTTAAACTTACTATCTTAATATAAATTTTGAATTTTGGATTGAGTTTTATTTAAATCTAATAAAATAGGGATTAAAAAATCACCCGTACATGGTTGGGGTGTGTTTGCTTTAGAAGATATTGAAATCGGTGACACAATCGAGGAATGTCTTTACGTTCCAATAGAAACTTATAACGAAGGTGACACTATAATACATTATTCATTTCCATACCCAAGAGTTTTTGGGTAAATTAAAGATAGTAATAAAAAAATAGATAAATTAATCCAAGTAGTTGTATTAGGTTATGGTTCATTATATAATCACTCCTTAAAACCAAATGTTGACTACATTACCGACACTGAGTTAGGGTTGTTTGAGTTTATCTCATTTAAAAAAATAAAAAAGGGTGAGGAATTATTTATAAAATATGACAAGAACCCAGTGTTTATAAAAAATAAAGATGAAGATTAAAACCTTTAATAGTATCGTACCAATATTTGATGGGTCAGTTGAATCCACATTAGATAACGATGTTAATGATTGGATACTGGAGGAGTCACCAATAATTACAGATATAAAATATTCAATAAGTGGTAATAAACACTATGGTGCAATTACAGCCATTTTAATAATATACGAAGAAAAAAAGAAAAAGAAAAAATGAAAGCATTAGTAATTTCTGGGGGTGGTAGCAAGGGTGTATTTGGTGGTGGTGTTGCACAATATTTAATAGACGATGAAAAAAAGAATACGATTTATTAATTGGGGCATCAACAGGTAGTTTAATTAATGTCGTCACCATAGATATCTTTCTTAGTGACACATTTTTCTCTGATTAGTTTTTCTACGTATGCGAACATCTTTAATCCATTTTCTTCACAATATTCTTTTAATAGTTTATGTGTTTGTGGTGTAATTTTTAAGTTTTTGTCCCTTTTCATATACTATAAATATAAAACTATGATAAAAGTATGATAAAATTCATACTAATTTTGGGTATTACATACCCATAAGAAAAACTTTTGAATTTTCTGATGTATTTATATTGTAAAGGATAAAATAATAAATAAAAACAAAAACGAAAATTAAATGGCATCAACAGATAAAATATTTGTAAGTCCCGGTGTTTTTACATCGGAAAAGGACTTAACATTTGTCACAAGACAAGTTGGGGTTACTACGCTAGGATTAGTGGGGGAAACACCAAAAGGACCAGCGTTTGAACCAGTTTTCATTTCAGACTACGATGAATTTCAAAAATACTTCGGTGGGTTAAATAGTGAAAAATTCAAAGGAAGTGGTTACCACAAATATGAATTAAATTACATTTCAAAGTCATATCTTTCTCAAACTAACCAACTATATGTTAGTAGGGTATTAGGCTTATCAGGATATAAAGCAGGTAGTGCGTGGTCACTAACATTAGACGCAGCGTTGGATCCAGACACAGTAACGGAAACAGTGTCAGCAACAACTTACGGGGTTCTTTTAACTTATAGTGCCACTACAGCAGGAACACCAACTTCATTGGTTTGGGGTAACTCAAACTTAGAGGCACTTTACAATGATGGGGAAATTTCTTCATTATTTACAACTATCGGTAGTAAATCGGTGGGTGATATAATTGCTCAATCAACCGCAAAATACGTTAAAACAGGAACTAGTTTCTCAGGTGCGTCTTTCAGTATGGAAGTAACATCAAGTGGGTTATCTGGTACACAAACAACGGGAACTACGTCAGGTACGGTAACTGAATATGCAGGAACTTCATACTCATCTGTTGAGGATGTGGTGGTAGCGACATTAAGATCAAGAGGTGCAGTTAATGCATCAGAGGTAATGGTTTATAATGTATCAGCTACAACATCAGTAGAAATCGGAACGACACCCACTGGATACATTAAAGATCCATTATCGAGTCTATCAATTACTGGTACAAATAAAGATATGGAAACATTTAATTACAATGTATCTTTCGATAAAACAAACACAAATTACATCACTTCTGTATTAGGAAGGGGAGCACAAGATAAAGACGCTGAATTATGGGTAGAGGAATTCTATTCAAATACATTGGATGATTTAAATTCAGATGGTAAAGTTAGGGGTATAAACTCAACAATCATACAGATTGATAAGGATACTGTTGATACAAACTTAAATGACTATAATGAAGCTTACAAATCAGCAGCATCTCCATATGTATTATCAGAATTAAGGGGTAACAAACTTTATAGGTTATTTAGGTTAGTTACAATATCTGATGGTAATGCAGCAAATGAGGATATTAAATTTTCAATCATTAACATTAGACCAGATGATAAAACATTTGATTTGGTTGTTAGAAAATTTGCTGATGACGATGCAAGACCTACCATTATTGAGAAATACTCTCAATTATCTTTAAACCCAGCAGAAAATGGATTTATTGGTAGAAAGATTGGAACAACTGATGGTGAATATCCATTAAGAAGTAAATCTATGATGGTAGAGATGGCTGAGAATTGGCCAACCAATGGTGTACCTGCTGGATTCGAAGGAGTACCAGTTAGAGATTACATCGGTGGTAATGGAACGGCAGCACAACCAACATTAGAATATAAAACAGCCTATTCAGGAACCGATAAGAAAAGAAAAGTTTACTTAGGTTTAAATAGTGTTATCGGTGTTGATCAAGATTTCTTCAATTATAAAGGTGTAAATGATGATAGTGATATTGCTGTTTGGACTGGAAGAACTGATGGTTACCATTTAGATTCAGGAACAACTTCAACTTCTATTGAGGGGGTAACAATTACGTTAGGTGATGGTTCAATTTTCACACCAATATTTAACTTTCAAGTAGGTAACGCTGAGTTTAGAAATGAAGCTAGTTTAGAAGGAACTGACTATGAAAAAATAAACTCTAGAAAATTCACATTTGCACCTTATGGTGGATGGGATGGATGGGATATTTATCGTACTGAGAGAACAAATGATGATAGGTATAAAGTTAGTGGAACAAGAGGAGTTGCAGGTGGACCTAATGGAACAAACATATTCGATAGTTATGTAACAACTACTGAGGAAACAGCAATTGATTCTGATTATTACGCATACTTTGAGGGTTTAAGAACTTTCTCTAACCCAGAAGCAGTTAACATTAACTTATTTGCAACACCAGGTATCGATTTAAGAGATAACATCGGTCTAGTAGGTGAAGCTATTGATATGGTTGAAGAAGATAGAGCTGATTCATTATATATCATTACAACACCAGATTTAGATAGTGGTGGAACGGTATTAACAGAAGATGAAGCGGTTGATATTATTGAAGATTCTTCGGTTGACTCAAATTATTCAGCCACATATTGGCCTTGGTTACAAATGCAAGATACGGAAAACAATCAATACCTATGGTTACCACCAACGGGAGAGGTAGTTAAGAACATTGCACTTACCGATAATGTTGCCTTCCCTTGGTTTGCAGCAGCTGGTTTAAACAGAGGTACAACAACAGCAGTGAAAGCAAGAAAGAAACTGACGTTAGATCAAAGAGACACTCTTTATGAAGGTAGAATTAACCCAATGGCAACATTCTCAGATGTAGGTGTGGTTATATGGGGTAATAAGACACTTCAATCAAAAGAGACAGCCCTTAACAGAATCAACGTTAGAAGATTGTTGTTACAAGCTAGAAAACTTATATCCGCAGTTTCAATCAGATTATTATTTGAGCAAAACGATGATGTAGTTAGAAATCAATTCTTATCACTTGTTAACCCTATATTGGATAACATTAGAAAAGAAAGAGGTTTAACTGACTTTAGAGTTCAATTAGATAACGATCCAGAACAGATTGACAGAAATGAGTTGTGTGGTAGAATCTTTATTAAACCAACAAGAACGTTAGAATTTATCTGTGTAGAGTTTAATATAACCAACACAGGGGCTAATTTTGATAATATTTAATAAATAGGTTTTTATAATAATTTTAATAAAAGGTGGCAAAATTTTGTTACCTTTTATTTTTTGACTATATTTATCGTATATAGCTACTAATAGAACGAATAAAGATAAAACCTATGAAGATGAAAAAAATAGTAAGAATGACATCAAACGACATTGAATCAATAGTTAAGAAAATCGTTAAAGAAGAGAATATAAATGAATTAGATAAAAAAACTTATACTAGGGCTGCTGGTGAAGCCAGAGAACGAGGTATGAGTAAATTGGGTGATAGATTCGCTTCACATGGACGTGACTTTGGGACAAACATTGTTGGTGACATATCTTTTGATATTCAATATTATGGTACCAATGTTGTTAAAAATATAGAATTTAGCCCCGATGGTTTATCGTTTAGGGGGGATGTAAATAAGGGTGATGATGGTGAAACATCAAAATTTAGGTTTGATATTTTCGTAGACGAAAGAAATAATAAAATTAAGACATACTTACATGGAAATAATGTATCCTTACCATCAACAGTTAAAGATGCAAGAAACTACCTTCAATTACTTAATGATAATGGGGTTGATACATTTGGTATTAGACCTAAACAAATAACTTCTGGTTATGCAGATTTTGTAACAGAAAATGATATTAGTAGAATAGTTAAGAAAGTGATTTCACATAACTAAATAATTATGAAGGTACAACTAACAGAAACACAATACGATTTATTATTAGAGTTTCAGAAAAGAGCTTACTCTTTTGATTGGGATGATAATATTTTAAACATGCCCACACATATCCATTTGGAGAAGAAAGTTGGTATGGATGATTGGATACCTGTTGATGTTTCTACTGCTGAATTTGCAGAGGTAAGAGGTGAGTTAGGTGGTCGATATAGACTATTAAATGATGATGCTAAACAAGCATTTGCAGATTTTACAAATAATCACCTATTTCAATTAGATATTAAAAAAGCAATAAAAGAAAAATCATTCGGACCAAGTTTTGAAAAATTTAAAGAAGCATTAATGTATGGTAACGATTTTTCAATTATAACTGCCAGAGGTAATTCACCTAAAGCGTTAAGGGATGGGACACAATTACTTATTGATTTATCGTTTAGTGAAGAAGAGAAAAGAACAATGGAGGATAACCTTAAAGGTACCACCATTAAACAATATTTAGATTTACAAGACTATCACCCAGTATCATCAGAAGAATTCGGTAAAAGGTTTGGTGTGGATGTTTCAGGTGGTGGTGCTAACCCAGAAAAATCAAAAACTATTGCGTTAGAAGATTTTGTTAGAAGAGTTGTTCAATCAGCAAAACAATTACAAGGTGATGATGGTTATGAGGGATTGAGTGTTGGGTTTAGTGACGATGATTTAGGTAATGTCATTAAAGCTGAAGAGTTTATTAGAGCTGAATTACATAAAGCATACCCCAATATTAAGTTTTTAGTGTATGATACTTCAGACCCTAAAGACACTAAGAAAAAAAGAATTGTAATTAAAAAGTAATATTTCTGAAAAGTAAATATTTATAAATAAAGAATAAAAGAAAATTAAAACAATACAACTATGGCTGATTTATTAATGAGAATGCCCGTTCCTTACGAACCACTAAGAAAGAATAGGTTTATATTTAGATTCCCAGATGAATTGGGTATTCAAGAATGGTGGGTATCCACAGGTTCAAGACCAAAATATACAAGTGACGAGGTAGCAATCCCGTTCTTAAACACTGAAACTTATGTTATCGGTAAATTCAGATGGGACTCAATACAGGTTGTATTTAGGGATCCTATCGGTCCATCAGCGACACAAGCACTTATGGAGTGGGTAAGACTTCACTCTGAGTCAGTAACAGGAAGACAAGGTTACGCTGCTGGTTATAAGAAAGACGTAGAATTAGAAATGTTGGATCCTGCTGGTGTAACGGTTCAAAAATGGATTCTTCAAGGGACACAATTAAATGATGCTGATTTCGGTGGATTAGATTATAGTTCTTCTGATTTAGCAGAGATTACTTGTACTTTAAGGTTCGATAGAGCGGTTAACGTATATTAAACAATAAACATACAAATATAACTATAGAAAGCTTCCCTAATAAGGAGGCTTTTTTTGTTTTTAACCATATTTATAAAGAAAAGATTTAATGCCTAAAACCATAATTATAACAGAGGAACAATATAAAAGAATATTTTTACAAGAACAAATCCCTGGGATTAACATACCTAAACAATATAATGGAAAATCAATAACATGGAGACCAGAAGGTTATACACAAGAAGATTTTAATAAGGAAAATCAAAAGAAAAAGATGTCTGTTGCTAACTGTCGATGGGAAATTGGACCATCAGGTGGGGGGTGTTATGTTTGTCCCGATGGTAGGAGGGTTTGTGGTAATAACCCTACCGATGCAATTAATGGGCCAATGGGTGGTACTCTGAATTTAAAAACATTAGTACCAGCAACGGGGAATAAACTATCGTACGACACTGTTCATAAATTCAATGAGGCTGTGAAACACAAAAAGAAAGTTTCTGGGTTATATGGTTGGTCGGATGTTAAAGATTTAATTGCTGATGAAAAATTCTTTGCTTCTGATGGGTGGGTTGATAAGATGAAAAAACTTAACCCTAATATTTTAATTAACCCTCAGTATATTGCAACAACATATACTTTCTTTTATACTCAACTAAAACAAGATGACGAAACAACAAAATTAATTAGCTTGTGGGATAAAAAGAAGAAACAAGAGGAAGAGAAATCCGCGTTAGAAACACAAAAGAAACAAGATGAAATAGTATCTCAGGGCTTTGATTATTATAATCAACAACAATTACAAACACTACAAAATATTCCAGGACTTTCATCAATGGATCCGCAAGGTGCTGGTGGGTTAGGTGTACAAGGAACCAACATTATTATACCAAAGGAAATACAGAATATCGGGAAAATTAAAATTGACAAAAGACAATTATCTATTTTAGAGGGGAAATTACAAATACTAGAAAATACCATTAACTATATAAACCAACACAATGATCAGATTTTTTCACAAACAACAGAAAAGTTCAATAAAGTAGGTTGCGATAAAACACAAACAATAACAACATATTACGCACCAAATGGAGATGAAATTGAAGGGATAAATCGTAATAAATACCCTTACGTTAAAACAAATAAGGTTGAGAGAAATTCAGTAAAGGGGTATTGCTCTTTGTCTGGAAGTAAAAATGGTGTGTGGGTTTCGGCAACAACAAAAAGTAATGTATTTAGTTGTGATTGTATTGATGGTTATGCTTCTTCGCAACAACACCTATCAACCAATGGTAGTAGTTATTCTGCTAACCAGATTAGTAAAGGTGTGGATATTAGAGGTGGTTGGGGACAATTTACAGATGATTTTACCTACCATGATTTACTTCAAGTTGCTGCGGCAGTAGCATTTTTCATACCAGGTGGTGTGATTGCTTCAGCGGCGCTTGAGTTAGTGGATGGGATTGGTTACTTTGTTGAGGGAGATAAGGTGAGTGGTGGTATTGCAATAGCGTTTGCTGCGTTACCAGCAATTGGACCATTAGTTAGAAAAATAGGTGTAACAGGTGTTAAAAAAATTAGAAAAATTATAACAGGTGCTGAGAAATTAGGGTCAGATGCAGAGAAAATGGATTTTATAACAAAGAGTTATAGTAAACTAAATAAAATAGAACAGAAAGCATTAACTAAAATATTGGGTAATCCTGACGTTATTGAGAAAGAGGTTAAGGAATTAAGTAAATTAGCTAAAAATAACAAACCAGCTTTTAAAAAGAAATTAATAGATGCTAACCCAGAATTAGAGAAACATCTTCATAGTTGGGCTAAGGATAGTAAGTATGGGGAGGCTTCTGCGATGGAGAAGGTAATATATGGTGGAGCAGTTTCAGCAACAATCGGATCTGACGGTGAACCAACTCAGACGGGTAATGGGGGATCACTAAAAGATTTAAAGGGTAATAATAAAACAATTAAGGAAAAACCAAAGAAGGGGGATCCTTATTATGATATGGATGCCTTTTATATTAAAAAGGAGAAAGTGAATGTTGAAAAATATAAATCAATTACCAACCCAACGGATGACAGTAAGAAAAATATAGAAATTTCCACGTTAAATGCAATACAAAAATATAAACAATCATTAATGAAAAAATAATATGGTAACAATTGAAGACGATATAAAACGAATTACTAAAAGGATTGAGTTTATTAGTGAGATGGCATCAAGTTATAATTCTGATGAGGAGTTATCTAATTCTTTTTTAGAAGAATTAGGTATTTTGAATGAAGAGATTGAATCACTTCAAGAGAAAAATAAAATTTAGATATTTATTGGTATAATATGGGAAAGATTAAAATAACCGAGGAACAATATAAAACTTTAATAGAGGGTATTAATTCTAATAAAATTATTAAGGAGGATGTGTCTGATCAAGAATGTATCGATAAGTTACAAGATAGTGATGGTAATAAATATAAAGTGGTTCCTGTCTCTAACTACGAACAAACAACTAATACTTGTAATTCAAAAACAAACATTAAGTGTGTTTTGAAATTATTGGAAGATGTTGGGTTTAGTGAGGATAATTTTGTTGTTAATAAAGTATCAGGGAATTGTTACATTCTAGTTAAATCAACAGATATGGTAACACATGGTAGTAAAACAATCCCATCTTATTTTTTAACTTTCTGGGATGATGGTGATTTTACTTTAACAAGGACATTGCCCGTTGGGGTGAGGGATGGTGATGATGTGTTTTATAAACTTATGAACGAAGGTGATTTTACTTGTGATAACACTAGTAAGATTTATACTGATTTAAGTTATAGTGCTGGTATTGATGCTAAAGGTAAAAAACATAGTGGTGCTGATTTTAGCATATTAAAAAGTGATGGTACCGCAACGAGTTACAGGTCTGGTACATTTTTGAAGGCTGAGGACTTGGAAGGTAATGGTAACTTAAAAGAATTATTAAATTTTATAAAATAAAAAAGATATTGATATGAGAAAGAATTTTAAAACACTAAACGAACAGATGGATAGGATGAAGCAACTTATGGATGAAAGTAGGTTGTATGGTAACTTAATTAATGAGGGGTTGTTAAATGAAGGAGGACCTGGTAAGTTTTTAGTTAAGAGTTGGGATGAGATATCGTCTGTGTTAGGTAAAAAGGGTATTACTATAACGGATGATATTATAGAAAAATTTAAAGTTGCCCCTAATAATAACTTTGATGATTTATTAAAACATTTAGAGGGGTATAAATATATATGGGATGAGATTATACAACCACCTAACAATGTAGATAATGTATTAGTTACATTGAGGATTGCCAAAAAACAGGGAAATGATTTTGATTTTTTTAGTAAAATACCAGGTACAGATGAGTTTTGGTATGAAGCTTTACCAGTTGATGGTAATTTTAGGGTTAATGCGTTAGAATCTTATCGTAATAAGATTGGTAACAAAAAATTTAATGAGTATTTAAATAACTCAGATGGGGGTTATATACACCCAGAAAAAGTGAAAGAACCAGTAGTTAAGATTGACGACCCGAAAATCGACCCTAATAAGGTTGTGGGTGGTAGTCATATCTCAGATGAATTTGCTGCTAAGATGTTTGACACGTTTTCACAAATGTCAGGGGTTCGTCTTGCAGGTGAAGTTGGTGGGAAACCTGTTATGACAGGTAGTGCAGAAGAAGTGATGGAAGCAGTGAAAGACCCATCAAACTTTAAAAAGGGACTTAATTTTTTGAGAAAACATTTTTTCTTCTTAGATACTCCAACGAAGATTAAAACATATATGTCATCAAGTAATATCTTTAAAAAGGCGGGGATTGAGCCAGGGAATAAATGGTATTACAGGATGGCATTTAGATACTCACAATATTTAAAGGGTGTTGGTGTGAAGGCAGGGACGTATGGTGCGTATAGTTGGTTCGGACCAGATGGAACATCACCCTCAATTAACCCAGTTAACTGGATAGTGCCAGCACTAGCATACCCCTTTTATGGTTTTTGGAAAGATGCTTATAATTTAATGCCAGATTCAGCGAAAAAGAGGCAGATGGAGGCTAATAATTATCTTTTAAAAGAGAAAACGGGTAAGGATGCTGCTGAATGGTCAGAGGAGATAAATAACGCAATATCGGCACTTATGATACCTTTGTTAGAGGATGAGTATGGTGGGTTAGATTGTGGACAGATAGAAAATAAGGTTAAAGGGGTTACCGACCAACAAATACAAGAAGCAGTTAAAAACCATATTGAGGCGGTTTCTGGTTCAGAAACTGTTTCATTTGTATTAGAAACTTTTGGTGGTGTAGAGTTGATTAGTAGTAAAGTTATAGTCAATTCAGAAAAGTTAGTATCCGATTTGAAGGTAAAACACTGTGACAGTGCACCAGCATCAGCAGAAAATACACCAGTTTTTGACGTTTTTGACGATAAGGATTTCGCAGATAAAGAGGAAGTAACACCAGAAGAGGGAACAGGAAAAGGGAAGAAAATTAAACTATAACCCATTAATGTTTCTTTACTTATAAAGAAAGTATATTAAAATTGTTTTATGGAAAATAACTATGCACAAAATATGGATCCAAATTTTATTCCTGAGGAATATAGGGTGCCATTCGATATTATTGAATTACCCTCGCAGGGGATTCTATACCCAAATAAAAAACCAACAGTTAAGGTGGAATACCTAACAACAATGGATGAAAATATATTAACATCACCTAATTTATCAAGTGGTGGTCGGATGATAGATGTTTTGTTAGAGAGGAAAGTTAAGGATTTAGGGTTTAATGTAGAAGACTTAATAGAGGGTGATAGGATAGCTATATTAATTTATTTAAGATCAACAGGGTTTGGTCATATGTATTCACAACCAGTTATTAACCCAAAGACAAAAAAAGTGGAGATGGGGGAGATTGACTTATCCACACTTAAACAAAAAAAGTTGGGGATTACCCCAGATCAATCAGGTGAATTTGATTATGAATTGCCAACCACAAAGAAAACAGTGAAATTTAGATTATTAACTGGAAAAGATGAAAGTGAAATATCTGAGAAAAATGAAATGACCATGAAAAGAAATGGGGATGATATTTCTTATGAAACTACATTAAGACTTGAAAGGGAAATAATGGAGGTAGATGGGATTCGTGATAAAATGAAGATTTCTGCTTTAATAAAAAATATGAGCATTATAGATTCAAGGTCATTAAGAAAATATATTAGTGAAATAGAACCCGGAATTGATTTTAAGACGACTGCTACGATTCAAGGGGGGGTCGAAACTGCCACCTTTCTTAGATTCGGATCTAATTTTTTATGGCCTGAACTCTAGTTATAACGCTCAGTTACATAAAGAAATAGCGTTTCTAGTAAGTAATGGGTATAGTTATTCAGATACTTTAATAATGCCCACATATTCAAGACGATATTTTATCAGATTATTACAACCAAACCAAGAAGGGTAAATTTTATTTATTTCTTGATATTTATTAAAAAACTATTTCTATGAAATCAATTAATGAACAAGAAAAAATAATTAAAGATATAAACAACCTTATTGAGAGTAACATTAATGAAGGTATTGCAAATGATATCATAACATTTATTAGATTTGGACCTGGGGGTTTATTAACTAAAAAGATTATTAGTAAGCTTATTGATGATGGGGAGGAGAAGGAGTCCGATAATAAAGACAAATTAAAGGAACTAGAAAAAAAGAAGAAAGAATCTGAGGATGAAGAAGAAAGAAATAAACTACAAGATAGTATTAATAAGTTGAAGGATGATATTGCGGAAATATCCGGTGGTATTAGTAATTTAAGAAAATCTAAAAGTAAAAAATTAAAATATAAAAGGGTTGTAATTAGTTTTAAAAATGATGTTGAATTAGATATCCAAAAACTGTCTTCACCTGATTATAAACGAAAGTTAACAGGGTCAATGTATTTTTCTGTTGTTGGTATTAATGAAAAAAGTAAAACAATTGACATTAAAACTAATAGTTTTCCTGATACATTAATTATACGACTTAGGTATAATAACCTTAAAACTAATATAGATCAAAAAGGTGAAGTCAGTTTATCATATAATAAATATGGATTCTCAACTGAAAAAGATGTTAGTGGTGATGAAGAGGATGTTTATTTCAAGTTCATAAAATTAAAATAATATGACTGAGATATTACCAGTTATATTTGTGGGTCAAATCCAATCCATTGAGGATGAGTTGAAACGATTGGAGGGTATTATACAAGAGTCGATTGATAACCCTGAGAATATAGACGATAAGTAATAATGGGAACACCAACTAATCAAGAGTTAAAAGATCAGTTAGATGATTTACAGGTTCAGATAACGAATCTGAAAAAATCATTGGATGGTGCCGCTAAGTCATCTGAAAGGTTAGGGGCAAGTATCGGTGAAACATCTAATCTAGTTGCAGATGCAGCAAAGAGGATGACGAAGATTGGGCAAAACAGTGTGGTATTTGCTAAAAGTATTGAGAAACAATATAAAGCGGCTGAGTTGTTAGCTGAAAGTTACAAAAAAACTTCTATTAATGTTGGTATATCCACTAAAAAACAACAAGAATTCGGTAAGTCATTTATTAAATCTGTTGAAATAGCTCAAAGGTTAGGTGCGGAGGTTGGTGACGTTGAGACTGCAATTACCGCAATTGCTGAACAATCAGGTAGAGCTAGAATTGTAACCCCAGAAGAAGTTGGAAACGTTATTGCGTTAGAGAAAGCAACTGGGTTGGTGGGTGAATCCGCAGCAAAATTAATGGAGAGAATGGATTTTATGGGAAAATCCAGTGAAGCTTCTATGACAGCCATTAAAGAAATTTTTAAAGACTCTCAAAAATTAGGTTTAAACGCATCAAAAGTTACAAAAGTATTATCCGATAATTTTAGTAGTATGCAAAACATGTCATTTAGAGGTGGTGTTAAAGGCATGACACAAATGGCTCAACTAGCGGTTAAAATGAGAATGGATGTTGGTGAAATGTTAAGTATGGCAGATAAGTTCTACGAACCAGAGGCAGCAATAGAAGCCGTTGCTAATTTACAAATGTTAGGGGGTGATGTTGCAGATGCGTTTGGTGATCCGTTTGAGATAATGTATTTAGCTCGGAACAAACCAGAAGAACTTGCTCAAAAGGTTGCTGATATGACAGAAAATATGATGTCATTCAACAAAGAAACTGGTGAGTATGACTTCCCACCAGAAGCAAGGATGCAACTTAAAGCTGCTGGGGATCAATTAAATATCAATACCGATAACATGATTGATATGGCTAGACAAGCATCAAAAATTAAAGACATTAAGATGGATGTTGGTTTTGGTGATGAAGAATCGAGAGAAGGTATTGCAAATCTAGCTAGGTTAAATAAAGAAAAGAAATGGGTTGTTGATTTTGACGGTAAGGAGATAGAGATTGGTGATACAGATGGTATTAAGAAAGCGATGGAAGAAGGTATTTTAGAAGTACCGACAACTTCAGAAGACGCTATTTTACTTACAGCAAAAGAAGCAATGACTACTAACAAGTATCTTGAACAGATCGATAAGTCATTGGAAACAAGATTTTTAGGTGAAGCAAATGTTTATATGGCATTTGAGGATACTATGGAACCTATTATAGATGAATGGACAAAAGGTACAGAAAAAATTGTTGATCAAACTATCGAAGCTTTCAATAGTACTGACATACAAAAGAATATTGATAAAATGTTTAGTGGGGCAGGTTTAAAAGCGGGCACATTTACTAAGTCTTTAATGGGTGCAGCATCTAAGGATTTGGAGAATGCATTAGGTAAAATTAAAGAAATTACTGTAGAGGATGCTAAAATAACCATTCAAAAACTATTGCGAGGGGAAAAGGAAGATGTAAGTGGTGTTGATAACAAAGGGAAACCTAATGTAACACCAGAGCATGATGTAGCGTCGGTAGGTGGTGGTAATAGAATTTTATCTGGGGGTTTTGGTGATTTTTCGTTAGATAATAGAGATTTGGTTATCGCTGGTAAACCACAAAATTTATTAGGTGGTTCGGGAGGTGGTGACACAATTAAGGTAGAACCAATTACAATGACAATTAATGGTGATTTAACACTTAATGCCCCAAATGGGAGTACCAATATAGATTTAGATATGGAATCAATAAAAGGTGTAGTAACTAAAATGATAACAGATTCTTTAAATGGAGCTAATTATTCAGGTGGAAAAGTTGGTTCTTCATTAAATACAGCATAAATATAAAAATAATCTTACCATAACCTTTACTTAAGCGATTTTCGGGACGGTCCTTATAACAGGATAAACAAGATTAAATAATTATAAAACAAGTTTAAAACTTGAATATATAACAAGAACAATATATTACAAGATCTTTAATATAATATATAATTCCTGGAAATTTCTTGTTTGATATTTATAAATAAAGAAAATTTATGTCTGCTGGAATATTAAATAAGGATTTATATGTCAATGGGGTTAAGACAACAACTGCTGAGTTAAGAAATAGGTTGTTGGGGAGAAACCTACCACCACCAATACCCAATTCTTTAAGAGAAACAGAATTTGCATCTTACTTTGGTAGTTTAGGTCAAGTTATTAGTTTACCTAATCCACTTATAGGGGAGTACGTTCCGAAGGTAGATGAGGGTGAATATCCCTTAGAAGATGTTTCCAACGAAGAAAGAGAAAAACAATTATTACTTAATATCCACAACGCAGCGAACGAAGAGGAATATAACCAATATAATTTTAACGTACCACCCACACCATTCCCTTATTTACCTGCACCATACGAAAGTTATTACGATGTCACTAACATACGTTCTACCTACCCCGTATCCCTTAACCTAGATAGGTTTAAATTGGTTGCCACAGGTGACGAAATTGGACGTAGAGACCCATATCAGCTTATCCAAACCAATGACGTAACAACAAATACGGAGAGTTTTCTTGGTATAATTGGGATGGAAAGATTAAAGTCTTCTATATTAGACAGAAAGGCTCAAATCATAGAGAGTGAATTTATTCAACCAAACAAAACCCTAAGTGCATTAAAAAATGGGGCGAATGTAGATAGTTACGATATTACAATACCGAAAGATAAAGTTGATAAAACGGTTACATTTATAAATTATTTAGATGGGTCAGAAACACCCTATAGTCAATTACCTGACGAAGCGGTTGGTTGGCAAGAGTATTCACAAATCAAAGGTGATGAAGGAAAGGTAATGGATATATTAGGAAGTTTAGGTGTAAAATCTGATACCGCATTATCAACCGAAGCAAGGAATAATGAAATGTTGTCTAGAACAAGTGATGGTCAAAAACTTTTATTATATACTAATTTAGGTATGAATAAGTTTATCCCTAAATATGAAGATCCTAGATTATCATCATTGTTAGGGTCAGATGCACCAAAAAGCAGGTATTATATCGGTGATGATAGAAGTACAAATAGAGGTGATACACTAACGAAAGTGTTTAAAACAGAACAATTTAATGATTCGGTAGACACAGAATATAAAACAAATGTAGAAGATGATTTCTTTTGGAAGTTAGATGGTGGCGAGTTTAACCCCGATACTTTATTAGGTAAAACCCAAAAGTTAGTAAACGATAATTCAGACAGAATATTCATAAACCAAACGGATAAATTTTTTAAAGATACAATTGCAGATAAATATATTTCAAGAGGTAGCGCAATAAAATCAAACGATAATGACGCTACATCATTTTTCAGAACTTGGACGGTTGAGCGTGGGTACTCTTACGAAAACGCAATTAAAAAAACAGGATTACAATTCAAAAAAGGTTCTATTGGTAGAGACAAAGACACACTAAGTGTTATACAAGCTAATGGTATAGTAAAAACGCACCCAACATCATTAGATAGAAATTCGGATAATAAGAAATTTATGTTTTCAATAGAAAATTTAGCGTGGTCAGATAATTGGGATGACCTTCCACCTTGTGAAAGAGGTAATGGTGATCCTATATCGGGTAATAAAGGAAGAATTATGTGGTTTCCACCATATGATTTACAATTTGATGAGAATGTAGATGCTAATTGGACATCTACAGAATTTATTGGTAGGGGTGAACCACTATATACTTACAATAACACTAAGAGGTCTGGTCAATTACGTTTTAAAATGTTAGTTGACCACCCATCGGTTATAAATGAATTTAGAGGAAGACAAAGTGATTTGATTGAGAAGTTATTTGCTGGTGGTAGAACAGTTGATGAATTTATGGATAACGCTAATTTGGTTAATGTTATAGATATTAATACTATGAGAGCTATTGAGAATGCTAAAAATTCATCAATAGGACAAGCATTATCAGCGCCAAATATAGACACGGCTGAAACTAAAATATATTTTGATCCAAGACAGATCAATCCCAGTGGAAGTAATGTTAAAAACCAAGATTGGGATAATAATTCAACATCTAACGGTTTGTATAAAGACATTATTGATAACGCACCAAAAAACGATGATGATGAACCAATTGTAATTGTGGATATTAAAGGATACGCCTCAAACTTTGAATACCCAGATGAGAATTTAACTAAAAAGGAATTGAAAAATTTGACACAAAACCTAAGTGAGTTAAGGGTTGCTAAAATTGAAGACATTGTATTGGGGTGGGGTGTCAAATCAAGTAATATAAAAACAAAATCTTATGGTGCAACAAAATCAAACAAAAAAGAATTTGTGGAAAGTGACATGCGAGTTGATTTCACCATAAAATTTGAGCCAAGGAAGATAGAGTCTGAAAACCAAAATGCCGAAGAAGGGTTTAAGATTGATCCTGAAAAATTAGCTAATGTAACAATTGATGAGTGTAATTTCTTTGACATTATTGATGATAGTTACCCTAACTACTTCAAAACCATATCAGAAAAAATAAAGTATTTCCAACCAGCATTCCATTCGATGACACCTGAAGGTTTAAATAGTAGAATGACATTCCTACATCAATGTATGAGACAAGGACCAAGTATTTATGATAATGTGGGTGGTGATAGAAACCCCCAAAATCTTGCTTTTGGTAGACCACCAGTTTGTATATTACGTATTGGTGATTTCTTCTACTCAAAAGTTATTATTAATAGCCTTTCAATAAATCACGCTGGTGGCGGATCTATACAATGGGATTTAAACCCAGAGGGTATAGGTGTACAACCAATGGTAGTTGATGTAAATTTATCCATTGATATTATAGGTGGTCAATCTTTACTGGGACCAATTAATCGAATACAAAATGCGTTATCATTTAATTATTATGCTAATACGGAGTATTATGATAAAAGATCTGACAAAATTCAAAAACAAACCACTGGATCAAAAATAATTGATGGGTATAAACCTAACCACGTCCCCCCAGAAAAAGAAAAAAACAAAACCATAGATGATTTAACAAGGAGGGAACAAAGGAAAAAGGAAAGGGAACAAAGGAAACGAGAAAAAGAATTGAAGAGATTAGCTGAAAACTCCTCAGCGAGGTACACCGATGATCTGACGTGATAAATTCCAGAAAACCTTTATTAAAAAAATAAAACAATTAAAATGATATATAATGGCAAAAGAATATTACGATAGATATCAAAGTTTTAAAGCCAATGGTGGATATGAAATGTTACCATTTATTAAACTTGAAGAAAAATCTAGTGATAAACAAGTTACGTGGAAAATACAAAGAGATAGAATGGATAAGTTTAGTCAGGATTATTATGGTAATCCCTTTCATGGTTGGTTAATAATGTTAGCTAACCCTAAATATGGTGGTGTAGAGGACGCAATTCCAGATGGTGAAATCATAAGAGTTCCTTACCCATTTAATGACACATTACAACAATATACTAGTGCGGTGAGGAGATACAAATTATTATATGGGGAATGAACCGACAGCAGAGAATTTAGGTGGGGACATAGAAGGTAAAGCAAATTTATTTTTAGTTGACCCCAACCCACCTGGTAGGGATGTAGTCCCAAACGAAGATCTTTTTATCTATGTAAAACTAAGCGCTGTTAAAAAAAAACGTAGTGTAGTTGAAATAGACTCATCAGCCAATAGTGCAGAAATATTGGATACCGATGGTAGTGATGGTGTTATAAATTTTATTGCTACAAGTGTAGATAAAGGGTCTACCGAACAAACAATAACCAATAGTTACGCAACTACCGATTGGACAAATATGGGTGGTGTTAAAGATGGTAGTAGTGGAATATTAGAGGGTTTTGGTATTAATAGTATAAATATCAGTTTTGGGGCAGCCCTTGTACCAAAGGTAGATATTACATTTACAGATTTAAGGGGTAGTTCTTTGTTTAATGTAATAGACTCTGAAAATAGACAATCACCATATAGTGTATTTTTCTCACTACCATACCCAGTATTCAAATTAACTGTTAAAGGTTATTATGGAAAGGCGGTAACTTATTGTTTACACATGGTAAAATCTAATTTTGATTTTGACGGATCAACAGGTAATTTTCAGATTAAATCAAATTTTGTAGGGTTCCAACAAGCTTTTTTAGCTGATATGGTTTTAGGTAATATTGTTGGTGTGGTTAACACTAGAGCTGGTGCAGACGCTTTAAGTAAGTTAACAATAAAGGATAGTAATGGTGTGGAAAAACCAACACCAAAGATAGATGATTTCATAAATGAGGTAACAAAAATTAGTGAGATAACTAAAGAATTAAAGGCGGATAGCGATAGTTTCCAAAGTTTAAAAACATTAAATACTGAAATAAGTAAATTAAAAAGATTCATTTCTCTTTTTGGTAAACCAGTAATTAATTCAATTGATATAAACATTGATAACAAAGTTGGAAATGATACGAGCGTCAATAAAGGTGTATCTGGTGGAAAATCAAATGTAAAAGCGTCAAAACAATTACTATCGGATGAAATTGGGTATAGTAGTTTAATAGAGGGTACTGATTATGTAATTATTAGAGATTTATTAATAGTTAAGCACGTAATGAAAAAAGAATTTTTGGATTTTGTGGAAAAAACATACAATTTATATGAAGATTATGTAAAATTTGAAAAGACCGAAGCTACTCCCGCGACAGACAATCCTTTTACCCTTTACCCATTTGAAAAATCAGAAGATGAATCTGCGGATATTGGTTATAGTTTCACTGAATTTTTTAGTAAACTCAAAGAACCAGGTGATGGGGACACTTTTAGATCCATTTATAACGATCAATTGACAATAACTGGAACCGAAAAACTAGGTGATATTTGGTTGTATGACTTTGATTTCAAAAGTTTAAAGGAACAAAAAGGAAATTATTTTGGTGCAGGAAAATTCAGTAATGACGGTGACGATAAGGTATTTGCTGTAGATTTATACCCATTTAGGAATGAACTTGAAACCACCTTTATAAATAAAAAATCACAATTAGATGAAATACAGAAAAAAGCTATAATCGATATTAATGAAAAATTATCTAAAAAACTAACATTTAACCCATATATTAGAGAGGTTGTTAATGTTTTCACAAATAACACCCAAGCAATGTTATCTACAATATATGATGTGTCAATAAATGCAGAAAAATATAGTTCTGAACGATACGATATATTAAATAAAGTTAACCCTGCATCGGGATCAAAAGGGAACACAGACACACCAACCAACAACAAAACGGTTTACGCGTGGCCTGAAATTATAGAAAACCTAAAAGATGGTGAAAAAAGTAGGTGGATAGGTGACGTATTACCAAAAGAAGATGACAAAACTTATCTTTTCCCTGAAATATCTTTTGTTGAGGAAGTTGTTGATGCGTATTTAACATCATCTGCCAGAGTTAATGCTGATTCAGAAATTGCATCAAAAGGTGCGGTTAAAGAGATATCTAATAATTGGTACCCCATAACACCATATGGTTATAAATCTTTTCCTTATATAGGGTTAAACCAAACAGATTTTTGGGATATAAAAACCAAAAAAGGTGTTCCGGAATCTTTAATTGTTGAAATAATAGACAGGGTAATATTTCTCACCAACACCTCAAAATATAACGATACCTTAAAGAATTACGCTTTATTAGATGGAGCGTATTCTGGGATAAATACTAAGGATAAAATCTATGCTCAATCCATAATTGAAAACCTTAACGGTGAGGAGATTATAGAATACGCTAAAGATAATCAAATAATTAAACCCATTTCTGGTGGTGATGATAATTACCTAAAGGATACAATAGCGTCGGGTTCATTTATTATAGACGGTGAAACGAGTTGTGATAATTCATACCTTTATATCGGTAAAGACTTTTCCAATTCAATAGGTAAAAGCATTCTCCAAAACACACTTGATGTGTCCCCCAAAATAAGTGGTAATGGTAAAGCAAAAAAAGCTATTGGTAATATAAATAAGTCTTATAAAACTAATGGCATTAAAAATGGTATTAAATATTTTAATGTTAGCTATAAGTTACCAACACACAATATTTCATATTTAGTGTGGGGTGATACTATTTTTAACAAAATAAAACCACCAGAAGGGACTAATGATATAAATTATATACTCCCTTTTAAAAGTATTAATGATTTTGACGGGTCAGCACAAAATGGTCAAAGTAATAATAATTTTATAGGGTTCTTAGAGCCTGAAAAACAAAATATATTTAAAAGTGATCTTTATTCTGGGCAAACTAACAATGAATCACAAGCTTTATTATTACTTAATACATTACCCTTTGATAACCCAAATAAAATTATACCACTTTTAGGTGATGTTGCTAAAGTTATAAAATTACCTAAATATTATTTATTATGGTTGTGTGGATCTATTTGGAGGTATGAAGAATCATCTGGGGTTTTAGCTAATGACCCTATAATATGGTCTGGGAGTGAGGTAGGTCAAACATCCCCGTCAAATTTCCTTTATAATGTGGGGAAAAATAAAATATATGGAGACACCATAGAGGGAAGGCAAATTCCTAGTTTACTTTTAACTTTACCACCTAAAACAAAAGAATTATTAATAAATTATTATAAACGATGGGTTAAATCTGAGTTAGTTGAATTTAGTAGGTTAATGGAATCATATTTAGAATCATTAGAACCAAGCGACCAACTAAATAATGAGTATACTTCAGATATTAATTCTTTAATTAATGATTTAAAAGAACAAACCACACTGATATCAACCACACCAAACCTATGGAATAAAAAATTAAATGGTAACATTGTAGAAACAGATAATATTCTGACATATGTAAATGAATACAAAAATTCTTTTATTAATTTTTGGAAACCAGAGTCTATACAAGAAAAATCAAGTAGTGAGAATGATGATGGTAATAACAACCCATTAGCTACCACAAATAATTCTGACTTAAAAAATGCGTTTTATAAGTATTTTAAAAATATTTACGATAAATGGATTGGTGGGTCAATTAATGGTAAAGACATGTATAACGCATGTGCACCAAACCCAGACGATAATTTAATTAATTATTTTAAGTTTATTAATAGATCTTGGTGTGACATAGGTGATAATGCGGCAGTAAACCTAAATAGTGTTGCAACATTAAGTGGTGACTATGATATTAATATGTATTTTTATTTGGCAAAGGTTTTAAGGGATAGTAACTTTCTTTTACAAATACTACCAACATATATAAATTTTAAAGATGAAATAGAGGTTGAAGGTATTTTCAAACCCACAACGAGTTTAGATCCTAATAGTTCGGGTGGTCCAATCTATACTTGTATCTACGCAGGGGGTAGTTCAAAATCATTAGAAATAGAAGATAGTGATTATAGTAATGATGGTATGGATTTTGATACCCCTCAAGCTGTTCCATCAGAATTTACTAATTGTAACAAACCAACAGACTCAAATGGTCTTTCATATAATTTAGTTGCTTTCAGGGTTGCTTTTGGTGCAGAAAACCAAAGCATATTTAAAAACCTTAACTTAAATCAAGAAGAACATAGGGAAACTGGTGAATATTTTAAAGTCTTAACTGAATTGATTGATAATAGGGGCGGGTCTAAAAGAACTTATCAGGGAACTGACTTATACCAAATTTATCAAGCTAGGTCTTACAAGTGTAAGGTAGAGTCGTTAGGGTGTATGAATATACAACCACTAATGTACTTCCAATTGGACAACGTTCCTTTTTTCAGGGGGGCATACTTAATAACTAATGTGACACATAGTATTACACCCAACCATATTAGTACAAATTTTGAAGGTGTTAGACAAAGTAGTGTATCAACCCCCATAATTGATACCGCAACAACTTTTTTAAATTTAAACTTAACTGAAGAGTTTGCTTCTAAAAAAATTGATCAAAAACCAATAAATCGAAATCCAGCGCCATGGTCGGTTCAAAACCCCGATAATGTATTCGATAAATTTACAACGTTAACGGCTGCAGGGTTCCGTAGATTAGGTATAACACAAACCACATCAGAAATAATAAGTGACGATACTGGCACAGATAGTGAATTTAAAAAAATTCTTATTAAATTTAAAATATTAACAAACTCTCAGGTGACAATGTTTTTAGCTTCGGTTCTTTATGAATCTAGTAATATGACTATAACGGAAGAGGTATGGAATACACCAAACATTGATGACAATAGAATTGCACAAAATGGTAGTAGAGCACAATTGGCATATGAAAATAGTGATGGTGTTGGTGGGTTAGGTAATACTGAAGATGGTGATGGTTATAAGTTTAGAGGGAGGGGGGCGTTTTTATTAACCGGAAGAGATCAATACCAAACAATAAAGGGTGATAATGACTTCAAACAAGTGTTAGAGCCATTTATAACGGGCGACTTTTTTGATGACCTAGACGTAATGGTTACCAACCCAGTAGTATCATTAGCTAGTGCGGCATCTTTTTGGAAAAAAAATGAAATAAATGAAATTGCTAAAGGTGGAAAATCAGCTTCTTACACTGAATTGTTTAATAAAATTAATGGTGAGGATTATAAACACTCTACTGAGAGATATTCGGTGTTTAGTAAAGTACTGGACATCCTTGATCTTAAAGATGAAGAAAATATTTAAAATGTAATTTATTTTCCTTATATTTGTGTTTATGTATATTGGAAACATAGTCACAACGTCAAAAATAGAAGATCCTAATTTTAAGGTGTGTAGAAAGGTAGAAACCATTATTGAGGGTTTACCCACACTTATAGTTGGTTGGGATAAGACAAAGGAGTTGTATGGTGATGAGGTATCCATACTCCATAAGGAAATTAGTCCAACAACCTGTTGGACATTCTCCCCCAAAGAAAGAAGGGTTGATTATGAAAAGGATGTAAAAAAATTTATATACAACAGTTACAATAGAATCGGTGACGAAATCCATTACATTTATGTTGATATTATTCATGATTCAAGAAAAAAAATAAATAAAATTTTAAGAAAAATTTACTCACTAAAAAATCCTAAACTTTATATCCACAACGACAGAATGGTGTATCTGTATGCTGAGGGTATGATTTTTGGTATTGATTTAGATGTGGTAGAGTATCTCGGTATCGAACCGAATAGGGTAATAACTAAATTGCGTAATTTGTCAGGGTGTCTTTTGATGGACACAGAAATATTTAATAAGTATAAGAATATAATGACAAAAATAAACAATAAGGTTAGGTTTTTACCTTATTTATGTGATATAGAGAGTAATGGATAGAAGTATAATTTTAGCGTCTTTCGTCTCCACAGAGAGATTAGAGACGTTTTTGGACTATTTAATTAAAAGGTTCAAAATGAATAGGGATAGAATTTTCGTATATAAAAATGAAGATGAACCAACCCAAAATATAGTAACATACAAGGTATTTCTTAAAAATGGAAAAAGAGTGGATTTAAAAAGTATCTACCCTACCACAATTATTGTACATAAAAAAGGTGAGTGTTTCTACACAATCAATGCACTTAATAGCCTAATTGAACGTGAACATAATTTAGATAGTGGTAACATAGAACATAAAAATTACCAGATTGATTGGGAAAAATTTCAAAACAAAATGATATTAACCAACAAAGAAGGTTTAGTTGTTAATAACATTAAACGTGTTTTTTCTTAATAATCGTATATTTATTAGTAAATAACAATTATAAAATTTAATGTTATGTTAAACGAAAAAGATATTAAAAAGAATCAAGAATTAGAAAACAATTTGGATGATTTTTTAGGAACAAAAAATGATACCGAACAAGAGTGTGTTGGTGAAGAATGTATTATCAATGATGGTAAAGAAATTGTAGAAAGAGTAGATAAGGTTTATAAGACAACTGACGGTAGACAATTATTAATGTAATGGGTAGATTAGCAAGAGAAAAAAGACTTCTTATGGAAGAAGCTAATAAATCATTATTAAATGAACAATCCTCTGGTGGTTTGTATGATCAGGTTGTCAAACTTATTGAAGATAACCCCGAAAAGTCAAAAAAATGGGTTGAGGAAACTGGTGATGATAACATGATTTATATGTTAGTTGATAATGTCAAATACAATAAGGATATGACAAAAAACGCTGACTATTATGATGAAAGATTAAAGGAAGATGAGGATAACACCAACGACTTCATTAAATATATGGGAACAGGAGATGATATACACCTAGGTGGGTTTCCAGGAAAAAACATTATGGAAGAATCTAATAAGGTCTTATTAAATGAGGCATATGAGGGTATCATTCAAGAAGGTGATGATGTTTGTGAAATTAAATGTAAGAGAAAGATCGCAAAAAATGGATCAACAGGTGATGTTGTGAAATTAATACAACATCATTTAGCTAAAGGTGCGAAAGGATATGGACCATATAATAGTGATCATAGTGGTGGTGGTATGGACTCAGGTTGTAGTGAGAAATATCAGAGCTGTGATGGTAAGTTTAGAGGTGAAACACAAAAGGCTGTGCAGGGTTTTCAAAAAGATGCTAAAATAAAGGTAGATGGTGTTGTTGGTGCAGAAACACTTAAAAAGATTTGTGAATTATTAGGTGATAATTACGATTACACTAAATTATTATGTAATACTAAATGTGATTGTGATGAAAAAACACAATCAGATAAAAAGGATTCAAACAAGACAGATAAGGGTATTGGTGGCAAATTCAATAGTGATTTCCTTAAAGGTATTGATTGTGATGAATTAAAATTTTGTTTATCTAGATTATTTGGTAAAAAAGATCTTATTAATCGTTCTGATATATTAAAATGTATCACTACTAGTGGTAAAGGAAATTCAACGAGTATCGGTGGTGGTAAATCTAATCCATGGATTAGATTTAAATCTAGTGATAAAGGTGTGGATGGGTTATAAAAATATAAAATTATGGATAAGAAAAAAGAATTATTAAAAGAAGAACTTAAAAGACATAAACAAATTTTAGAATATAATTTTTATGTTACAGAAGAAGGTGATGAACCAGAAGGTGAGACAGAGAATTTGTTATTTGATAATCTTGAAGAACAAGAGGAAGAAATAACAGATGTTGAAGAACCAGTTACTGACGAAATTCCGGTAGAAGATATTCCTGTTGAAGAACCATCAATGGAAGATCCAATGGCGGGTGAAGAAGAGATACCGATGGAAGATCCAGCAATGAGTGAAGATCCTTTTGGTGGTGAAATTCCTGTAGAAAATGAATTTGCTGAAGAACCAGTAATGGATGACATGGGTGGTGAAGAACAAGTTGAGGTAGATGTCACTGACATAGTAACCAAAACAGAAGAAGCAAAAGAAGAAACCGCACAAGTATCTTCTAAGGTTGATGATTTATTGGGAAAATTTTCTGAATTAGAAAGCCGTTTAGGTGGTATGGATGAAATCATTTCTAAGATGGATGAATTAGAAAAAGAGGTGATACAAAGAAACCCAACACCAGTAGAAAAATTGAATATGAGATCAATGGAATCATTTCCGTATAGTGTAAAGTTAACTGATTTCTGGGAAGATAGAGAAGGTTACGATACAGGTGGTGAAGAAGTAGAAAAAGAATATACGTTAACACAAGATGAGGTTGATTATGATTACAACGAAACAGACATAAGAAATACATTTAAACCTAAAAAAGACTAATAATTATTATGAAAAGAATAGTAAGGTTAACAGAAAACGATTTAACGAGAATTGTTAGAAAAGTAATTAAAGAACAAACAGGTTTAAGTAAAATTAAAGATGAAGTTCTAGGTGAATTAGATTATGAATATTTTGAAGATTTCGAAGATTCGGAAGATATTGCAGATGCATTGATAAAGGCGTTAGGTTTGAGGGGTAGTAACGCATCTTGGATTGATGTTGCAGCATCATTCGTAATACCAATAGTGTTAGCTTTTGGTGATACTGATAGTAAACCTGGGTCGGTACCATATAGAAACCAAACAAGTGAGCTTGAATCTGAAATGTCAAAATCAGATGATAAAATTGAACAGTTGTTAAGGGATGATGAAGAAGAAATTGCAGAAGCACTTTTTATTGCAATTGCTAAAAACCCTAAACTTTATAAAGAAGTTGAAAAATTAGTTCAACAAAAAACAGGTTTAAAAGGAAGTCTAATAAAGATTGTGCAGGGTGATATGGATGTAAGAAGAACAACTTATAAACAATCTATTATGAGAAGTTATGGTATTATAGAAAAGGCATTATCGTAGATTATACGTAAAAAAATACATAAAACCTAGAAAGGGTATTGATACTTTAACGGACATTGATTATAATTAATCATTGTCCGTTTTTTATTTTATAGTCGATATCTTTGTTGACTTTTAAAGAAAAACTGATTATATTTGAGTATATTAAACAAATTTATTAACAATTAAAAAAATCATTTAAAATGGGAAAAGAAACAATAAATCCATTAGATGCGATTCTTAATCAGTATGAAAAAAATACTGAAAATAGGGGTGGCAACAAACCAAAGATGTCTAATGAAGAAAGACTAAAAAAATACTTCACAGAAAAGTTGAAAAAGGGTGAGAAATCCGCTGAAAAAACATTTAGAATATTACCATCTAGCGACCCTACAAAATCTCCATTCGTAGAGGCTTATTACCACGAATTGAGTGTGAATAGTAAATTCGAAAAAATCCATTGTGCAAAGTTAAACGATGGTGGAGATTGTAAAATTTGTGAAGCAAAAGACGCTTTATATGAAGATGGTAGTAAGAAAGCAAAACTATTAGGGTCAACATATACCGCAAGAAAATTTTATGTTGTTAAAGGGATTGATAGAGATAACGCCGATCATGGTGTTAAATTTTGGAGATTCAAACATAAATACACAGGTGATGGTGTAATGGACAAACTAATTCCAATTCTAAAAAGAAAAGGAAACATTATGGATCCAAGAACGGGTAGAGATATTACTATCAGTACTGTTCGTAATGAAAAAGGTTGGTCGGTAGTAACATCTATTATGCCAGAAGATGAGGCAGTAATAACTGACCCTAAATCGGCAGAGGCAAAAGAGTGGATAGGTAATTCCGAAACTTGGAGAGATGTATACGCTGTAAAATCCCCTGAATTTGTTACTATTGTTGCAGAACAAAAGACACCAGTTTGGGATTCTGAACAAAAGAAATACGTTGCTGAGGAAGATAAAGATGAGAAAGAAACGGCTTCATTGGAAGAAGAAATCAATATGATGGGATCTATGGGTGAAACCGACTCAAAAGAGTTAGAAAAGGAAGTTGAAGTTACATCGTTAGAAACCGCTGGTGGAAATGATGATGACGATGACGAGTTACCGTTTTAATTAAAGTATTATGTCAAAGACACCTATTAAAAAGAAAAAAACAGACTTTTCCTCTATAAGAAAAAAGTTCTCCACAAGTGATAAATACAAAGATCAAAAGTATTTTGATTGTGGAGAACCATTTCATAAAGCGACAGGAGTTCCTGGACCAGCTATGGGTCAGGTTAATATGTTTTTAGGTCATTCTGATACTGGTAAGACTACCGCATTAATTCAAGCAGCAATAGATGCTCAGAAGAAAGGTGTGTTACCTGTATTCATTATTACTGAACAGAAATGGAGTTTTGAACATGCTAAACTTATGGGTTTAGAGACAGAATATGTAGAAGATGGTGACGAAGCCTATTGGGGTGGTCACTTACTCTACAAATTAGGTTTTGATTACATAGAAGAAGCATTCCAATACGTAACTGATGTACTTGATGCTCAGAAGAAAGGTGAAATTCCACATGATATTCTATTCTTATGGGATTCAGTTGGTACAATACCTTGTCTAATGAGTTTCGAAGGTAAAGGTGGTAATCAACATACTGCGAGAGCAATCTCTGAAAAATGGGGTATGGGTCTGGCACAAAGAATTACCGCATCTAGGAAAGAAAAATCACCATATACTAATACGATGATTTTCGTCAACCAACCTTGGGTAGAGACACCAGATGGTTTCGGTCAAAAACCAAAGATACAGCCGAAAGGTGGTCAATCAATATACTTATCTTGCGCTTTAGTATTCCTATTTGGAAATCAGAAAAGTGCTGGTGTATCTAAATTGAATGCAGGTGCCTCAGGAAGGAAAGTTAATTTTGCTATTCGTACAAAGGTAGGTATACATAAAAATCATATGAATGGTTTAGGGTATGCTGATTGTAGGTTATTAGCAACCACACATGGATTCATCGAAGATAGTAAAGAGTCTATTGAAAAATACAAAACTGAACATAAAGATTATTGGTCAGAAGTATTTGAAAAGGCAGGTACTTCAGTAGATTTTACGTTAGATGAAGAAGATGTGTTAGAGGCTGAAATCAGTACTTCTGACGATTAATTAATATATTGTTTAATCCGTTAATTATGAAAATTGGAAAGACCCTCAAAAAAGAAATTTAATCATACACTATTAGTAGATGGTGATGCATTAATTAAAACAGCGTATCATGGAGCTTCGAATCTCTATTATAAAGACACCCACATTGGGGGTCTCTTCCAGTTTTTTTCTCTTCTAAGAAAAGTTATTACAACAAATAGGTTTGATAAGGTGTTCATCTTTTGGGATGGACCATTCAGTGGTAGGTTACGACATGAAATTTACAACGAATATAAGTCTAATAGAGATAAAGATTTCTATAATGTAACCGAACCAAAGGATTTATCATTATTTTTACAAAAAGAAAGAGTTAAGGCTTACGCAGAAGAACTATTCATACGACAATATGAGGATGAGGTTTGTGAGGCTGATGATTGTATTGGGTATTACTGCTCTCAAATCAAAGACGATGAAAAAGTAGTAATCCTAACCAATGATAGAGATATGTGTCAACTTATCGATGATAGGGTTGCGATATATATTTTAAATAAGAGAACAATCGTATCAAAATATAATTATGGTGAATATTTCGATCACCACCAAAGTAACTCTGCTTTAATAAAAATAATTACTGGTGATAGTAGTGATAATATTAAAGGGGTGAAAGGTGTTAAAGAAAAAACCCTATTAAAATATTTCCCTGAGTTAAGTGAAAAAAAATTGACATTGGGTGAAATTTTCATTAAAATTAATGGTATACAAAACGATAGGAAAACGAGGTTAAAAACGTTAGACAATATTTTAAACGGTGTTACCACTGGAGTACAGGGTGAAAGGTTATATGAGATAAATGAGAGGATAATTAATCTCACTGACCCAATAATGACTGAAAACTGTAAAGACAATGTTGATAACATAATTGAATCACCGATAGACCCAGAAGATAGGAATACAAAGAATGTTTTAAGTATGATGATTGAAGATGGGTTTGTTATGGCGATTCCTGGTGGTAGAGATGGGTATATAGAGTATCTACGACCATTTTTAAGTATTATAAAAAAAGAAAAAAAGTATTTTAAACAAGTAAATTAAAAAAATGAATAAAAGAAAGTATGATAATTTACCATTTGAATTCTATTTAAGAATTAATGGTAACGAAAGACCGATTGTGGGTAGAAATTTTGGTATTAAGGGTTATAATTCACAATCCCTTAGATCAATGGAGATGAAGGAATGTATAGACGATTGTGTTAGTGTAATTGAAAAACAATTCAAAGCAAAATCTGAGGATTACTCGTATAAATATTATAACTCATATGAGAAACAAAATGAGGATGATATCGACAGAAGAAATGTTTTTGATAATGAAGACATCTTCACATTTGAGATACGTGCGTTTGGTAGAACTGTGGCAACTAAAATGTTTAGTGGAAATTGGTACCCACCAAAAGTGAGATATGATGTGGATATTAGAAAACTTATACCCTCTATCATATCTACAATACAAGAAACGTTAAGTGAGGAAAATTTATCAAAAGAATATGGAGGAATCGCACTTTAATTGATATTTATTTATAACAAACATTTCAAAAGATATGGCGAAAAAAGAAAGTAAAAACTTAGGTTTTTTAGGGTATGGTTTTCAGGTAAAGTTAGCTAAACAGGTAGTGGAAGACGTTAAGTTTTCAGAGGGTATAATTGATATTCTTGACCCACAATATTTTGATAATGAATATTTAAGGTTATTGATTGCGAGTGTTAAAGACTATCACGAAAAGTATGAGACAATTCCGATATATGATACAATCAAACAATTAGTTAATAAAGATATCAAGCGAGAAATTGCAAGAGAATCTGCAATGGCTATGATTGAGGAGATTCAAAACACTGATAATAAAGATTGTTTCCACATTCAAGATACAGCGATACAATTTTGCAAACAACAAGAGTTGAAAAAGGCTACACAGAAAATTCAGAAAATTATGGAGTCAGGTGACTTCGATCGTTATGATGAATGTGAAGAAATTATGAAAGATGCTCTTTCTGTTGGTACAGAAGCCGATAGTGGTATCGATGTATTTCACGCAGTTGAGGATGTGTTGTCTGATGATTTCAGAAAACCTATACCAACAGGGTTAGTGGGGTTAGATAACTTAATGGATGGAGGATTATCAAAAGGAGAACTAGGTGTGATTCTAGCACCATTCGGTGTGGGTAAAACTACATTAGTTACTAGAATGGCGAATACAGCATATAACTTAGGTTATAATGTGGTACAAATATTCTTTGAAGATAACCCAAAGGTTATTCAGAGAAAACATTATACTTGTTGGTCAGAGATTTCATTGAATGAGTTGACTGAAAGAAAAGATGAGGTAAGAACCGCAATTGCTAAATTTCAGGACAGACAAAAGGGTAGTCTTATATTAAAGAAGATGCCTAGTGATGGAACAACCATCCCACATATTAAACAATATTTAAGAAAACTAACGTCATTGGGTAATAAACCCGATATCTTATTCTTAGATTACATTGATTGTGTGGAGAGTACAAAACAATATAGGGATGAATATTCTGGAGAAGGTCCAATTATGAGACAATTTGAAACTATGATTTCTGAATTAGATATTGCTGGTTGGACAGCTATACAGGGTAATAGAAGTTCGATAGGTGCTAATGTAGTTGAAGCTGATATGATTGGTGGTTCTATTAAGAAAGGACAAATTGGTCACTTTATTATGTCTGTCGCAAAAACACTAGAACAAAAAGAGGAAGGTAGAGCAACTATGGCGATACTTAAATCTAGGTTTGGTAAAGATGGTATTATATTCGAAGATATTGTTTTTGATAATGGTACATTAGTTATTGATACTGAAGATACTAGTGATGTTTCATTTTTACAATTTGAAAAAGGTGAGGATCAAAAAAGATCAAATTTAGTGGTTGATGCGTTGAATAAAAGAGACGCTAGAATGGCTAAGAAAAACAAACAGGGGTAAATAATTTAGGGGTAAGTGTTAAATCAGTCAATGGTAATGAAATAAGCACCCCTAATTTTTAGTAAAAATTAAAATTAAAATGATGTCAAAAATCAATGTAATAAAAAGAAAAGGTGGTCATGAAGACTTAAACTACGATAAAATAAACAAAGTACTTGAATGGGCAGTTAATGGTATTAATAGTGTAAATTATTCTGACGTTGGTATGAACGCTCACTTACAACTATTTGATGGTATTACCACAACTCAGATCCATAAAGTTTTGATACAATCAGCAGCGGATATGATTACCGAGGAAACACCAAACTATCAATTTGTAGCTAGTAAATTATTAAATTATCTTTTAAGAAAAGAAGTATTCAATACATATAACAACTTTCCTAGATTAAAGAATTTTGTTAAGTTAAATGTAGATAGGGGTGTGTATGATGAGGATATTCTTAATCACTATACAGACTATGATTATGATAAAATAGAGTCTTACATTAAACATGAAAGGGATGAAGAGTTAACATATTCTGGTCTACAACAATTAGTTGACAAATATCTGATTAAAGATAGAAAAACAGATGTGGTTTACGAAACACCACAATTTATGTATATGTTAATTTCTATGACTTTATTTGCGAATAAAGAGGGGTCAGAAAGGTTAAAAATGGTAAAAACATTCTACGACTTAATATCGACTCACAAGATATCACTACCAACACCAATAGTTGCTGGGGTAAGAACCCCAACAAGACAATACTCATCGTGTGTGTTAATTGACGTTGACGATAATTTAGATTCTATCTTTCACTCTAATACTGCGGTAGGTAAATATATTTCTAAAAGAGCTGGAATTGGTTTGAATTTTCGATTAAGAGGTATTGGCTCTAAAATAAGAAATGGAGAAGCTGTTCACACAGGAATAATCCCATTCTTAAAGATGTTTGAGGGTACTGTTAAATCTTGTTCACAAGGAGGAATTAGGGGTGGTGCGGCAACAGCTTATTACCCATTCTGGCATTTAGAGGCGGAAGATATTGTTGTATTAAAAAATAATAGGGGTAACGAATTAAATAGGGTTAGAAGAATGGATCACGCGATTCAGTTTAGTAGACTTTTTTACAAACGTTTTGTGGAAGATAAAAATATTTCTCTTTTCTCCCCATCTGATGTTCCTGGATTATATGAGGTTTTTGGTGATAATGAAAAGTTTGATCCTTTATATGAAAAATATGAAAAAGATGTCACCATACCAAGAAGAGAAGTAAGTGCTAGGAATTTATTAGACAAACTAATACAAGAAAGAATTGAGACTGGTAGAATTTATATTATGAATATAGATAACGCTAATGATCATTCTGCTTTCTTAGATATGATTAGAATGTCTAATCTTTGTACAGAAATAAATCTACCGACCACACCAATACAACACATTGATGATGGAGACGATACAGACGCAGAAATTGCACTTTGTGTATTAGCAGCAATTAACTTAGGGTCGATTAAAAATTTAGATGAGTTAGAAATTGTGTGTGAATACATTGTTAGAAGTTTAGATAGTGTAATAAGTTATCAAGACTACCCTATTGAGGCGGCAAGAAAAATGTTAAAGAGAAGATCAATTGGTGTTGGTGTAACAAACTTTGCTTATTGGTTGGTTAAGAATGGTTTATCTTATGATGATTCCACATCATTAGGAAGGATAGACGAGTTATTTGAGAATATCCAATACTATTTATTAAAAGCATCAAATCAGTTAGCGAAAGAAGAAGGTGCTTGTGAATACTTTAATAGAACAAAATACTCTAAAGGGTTATTACCAATTGACCATTATAATAAAAATGTAGACAAAATTGTTGATAGAGAGTTAACAATGGATTGGCAAACATTAAGAAAGGATATCTTAGAGTATGGATTAAGGAATTCTACGGTTACTGCTCAGATGCCTTGTGAAAGTTCATCGGTAGTATCCTCATCTACAAATGGTATTGAAGCACCTAGAAAACTTATTGTGGTTAAAAAATCTAAGAGCGGTGCGCCATTACCAGTTGTTGTACCTGAAGTCGCAAAATATAAAAACAAATATCAATTTGCTTGGGGTTTTGATAATACCGCAATGAATAATATTGTTTCTATAATACAGAAGTATTTTGATCAAGGTATATCAGTAAATCATTATTACGACCCAAGAAAATATGAAGGTAATGACTTACCAATATCTGAAGTGGCAAAGGATATATTAAATTTCTATAAATTTGGTGGTAAACAAATCTACTATTCTAACTCAAAAGACTATAAATCAGATAAATTAGATGAAATGATAACAAACACACAAAATGCTAGTGAGGAAGTTTTGTTGATGGATATGGATGATTGTGAATCTGGTGCGTGTGCAATTTGACAATATTAAAAAAAATGATTAATTTTATAGGGTGGTAGTGATACTACCCTTTTTTGTCTAAAATAAAATAAAAAATAATATGAGTGAAAGAAGAAGTTTAGTAAATTTAGATCCTAATGTGGATTTTACAAAAGAACCAGTATTTTTTGGTAAACCATTGAATTTAGAGAGATATGATAAATTTAGGTATGTTGGGTATTTTGAATTATTTAAAAAACAATTAAATTCTTTTTGGTTACCCGAGGAAATTGATTTATCTAAAGATAGGTTGGATTATAAGGAAATGACAGATAATGAAAAATTCATATTCACGTCTAACTTAAAATATCAAATATTACTAGATAGTGTTCAGAGTAGAGGTATTCCCCATCTAACAGAAGACTTGTCAAACCCAGAGGTAGAGGCGTTTTGTTCGGCTTGGGCTATGTTTGAGACTATTCACTCATACTCATATACATTTATCATTAAAAATGTTTATTCATCCCCTGGTGATGTGTTTGATAATATTCTTAATGACGAACAGATTGTCAAAAGAACTGTGTCGGTTACTAAGTATTATGACGATATGATGAATTCGTTGGGTGAAAGTGTTAAAGAAAGAAAGAAAAAACTTTATCTAACACTAATGTCAATAAATATATTAGAGGGTATACGTTTTTATGTTTCATTTGCTTGTTCATACGCCTTTGCTCAGAATGGTAAAATGGAGGGTAACTCTAAAATCATTTCATTGATTAATAAAGATGAAAATCTACACTTAGGTTTCACCCAAAAATTATTAAATGACCTTGCAAAAAGAGAGGATGAGGGGTTTTTAGAGGTTGTTGAGGAATGTAAACCTACTGTAATCCAGATGTTTAAAGATGCCGCAGAAGAAGAAATGTTGTGGGCAGATTATCTTTTTAAAGATGGTTCAATGTTAGGTTTAAACGCAGAAATTCTTAAAAGGTATATGAAGTATCTTACCAACAAAAGAATGAAGGCTGTTAGGTTAGAACCCATTTTCGAAAAAATAAAAAACCCAATAAACTGGATTAATGCTTGGACATCATCAGATGGTACGCAAAACGCACCACAAGAAACAGAAATTGATTCATATAATATTGGATCTGTTAAGTCAGATTTAGGTGATAGTACCTTTGATGGTTTTGAATTTTAAAGAAAATATATAATATAAGATAAAAGTCGTTACATGTAACGACTTTTTTTATGTCCACACTTTTCTTAACGAAAATTTATATTACAATATTTATAAGTAATGGAAGAAAAGTATATTAATATTTATAGTTTAGTTTCTAATGGTGATATATCTAATGTTAGGTATATTGATAATACCACTAAAAAACCTAAATATAGCTTAGGTAAAATAAGTATTGGTAATACTTATAGAGTAGGTGAAAAACATAGTGAAGAAACAAAAAATAAAAAAAATATTATAATGATGCGTGATGGGTTAATAAAAACCACATGTGGGTTTAAATGGAAATATAAAAATGCCTTCTAAATATATAAATATAAACTTCCCTTTTAAGGATAGTGACGAAGGGTTCTATGTTGACATAACCTCTACATCAAAAGACGCAATAAAGGCTGATTTATTACACCTTTTATTAACTAATAAAGGTGAAAGGTTGTATATGCCAGATTTCGGTAGTGATTTAAAGAAATTCATTTTTGAAATGAATGATCAAATTACTCATGAAGAAATCAAAACTAATTTAAATGACACAATAAAGAAATATATTCCAAACCTACAGATTGATAGTATCACTTTTGAGAATATAGAAGTAGAAGAGGCGATAAAGGTAATACTTTCTTATACTATAACCGAAGGTGTATTTTCATCTACTGATACTATCGATATAACATTCTAATTATGAAGAAAATAGATTATAATAGTCGTAATTTCTCTGATGTAAGATCGGAGTTAGTCAATTTCGTTCAACAATATTACCCAGATATTTTTAACGACTTTAATGATGCATCTGTTGGGATGATGTTATTAGAATTAAACGCTGCGGTGGGTGATATGTTATCATTTCATACGGACAGGATGTTTAATGAGACACAAATTAATTACATGCAAGAGAGATCTTCTGTATTGGAGTTAGCGAGAACATTTGGGTTAAACATACCAGGAAAAAGACCAAGTATTACTATTGTTGACTGGTCGGTGGTTGTCCCAGTATTAGGGGATTCCTTTGATAATACATATTCCCCTATTATTTATCAGGGGTCACAAGCAACAGGGTCGGGTAAAGTATTTGAGTTGTTAGAAGATTGTGATTTTTCATCACCATTTACTATAGGTGGGATACCGAACAGATTAATCATACCCAACATATCCAATGGGGTTATTCAAAATTATACATTAACAAAAAGAGAAATTGTTTTAAATGGTTTTACAAAAATATTTAAAAAGGTAATTAGACCAGAAGATTATAAACCATTTATGGAAATGGTATTACCAGATACAAATGTATTGTCGGTAGATAGTATTATAACCAAAGAAGGAACTAATTATAGTTCAACACCAACACTATCAGAATTCCAAATATTTGACAATAGGTGGTTCGAAATGATGGCATTGGCAGAGGCTGAGGTATTCATAGAGGACACTAATAAAGTCAGTGACAATACTAGTATTTTACCTGGTAAATGGTTAAATACATCACAAAGATTTATTAAAGAATTTACTGATAATGGGTTTTGTAAGTTAGTCTTTGGTGCTGGTGACACCGACACATCCTCACTAAATGATTTTGTGGGGTGTAGAGGTCAAATTGATAGGATAGGTGATTTTGCGAATAATCTATCGTTAGGGTCAATCCCACCAACAAACAACACAATGTTTATAAAGTATAGAGTTGGCGGTGGGTCAGATAGTAACATTGGGTCAGGTGTATTAACAAAGTTAGGTACGGTAAATTTAGTTATTAATGGGGATGATAACACCATAAACCAGTCTGTTAGAAATAGTTTGAAGGTTAATAACCCAATTCCTGCAATAGGAGGAAAAAACCAACCATCTATTGAAGAAATTAGAAATTTAATAAGATACAATTTTTCGGCACAAAACAGATCAGTCACAATTAAAGATTACCAGAGTAGAATATCAGCAATGCCTGGTAAGTTTGGTGTACCATTTAGGTGTGGTGTTTGGGAAGAAAGAAATAAAATACAGGTTACTACTTTATCATTAGATAGTGCTGGAAAATTAACAAATAAATCAACATCAACATTAAAAGAAAATATCGCAGAATATCTTGCAGAATATAGAATGTTAAATGATTACGTCACAATTAAGGATGGAAAGATTATAAACTTAGGTTATGAGGTAGACTTATTTGTAGATAAGTCAGTTTCTAAAACTGAAATAATGACGGGTGTTATTAATAGTATCACCGATTTCATGGACATCAACAAATGGTTTATGGGTGATAATATCTACTTAGCACAATTAATTGAAAATATTAATAATGTCGGTGGGGTATTAAATGTGGTTGATTTAAGGGTATATAATAAAGTCGCTGATGGTAAATATTCTGTTAATGAAATTGCACAACCATATATTGATGCCGACACTAGACAAATTGATTTGTTAGGTCAATACACATTATTCGGACAACCAAATGCAATGTTCGAAGTTAAATTACCAAGTAAGGACATTAAAATAAGAATAAAGTAATGTGTGCTTTATTTTGGGGGTTTTAGGTGTATTTTTTAAGAAAAATTAAAAGTTATGGGATGTTCAACATGTAAAGGAAAAAGTTCAAAAAACAACACTAATAGTGGTGGTGCTGATAGTGAAAATATTAATATTAGTTTAATACCTGAAAGTCTTCAGAATGGAGATTTCAATGGTAATTTTATTTTAAAATTATTGGCACTTATAATAATTATTATTTCGTGGCCGTTAATAACAATAACACTTTTTTATGTGTTATTTGTAAATTTCTTTATGCCTAAAAGAGATGGTCAGAAAGTTATTGGTGATTTAATAGAAAATGTCGTTCATAAGTATGCGACATTTAAAGCTAATAGAATTATTAAAAAGAAAGAAAGACAATTCAATAAGAATAGAGACTATAGTGGTGATAGTGAGTTACTAGATATAGAAGTATTTGAAACTGAGGAGTATAATGAGGGTACCAAAGAGGGTTAAAATATGTCAAGTTCCATTAGAATTAGAACAACACCTAATAGTGACGATAAATACGTTAAGATAAAGTTAGAGCAAGACTTTGACTTATTAGAAATTTTAAGTTTAAAGATTACGCAAGAAGATGCTTATCAGAGTTTTTGTGCAAACTACGGGGTAGTCGCTGGTAGAATTTCAGTCAATGATGGTTTCGGGTTACCCAACGTAAAGGTATCAATATTTGTCCCTATATCAGATGATGATAAAGACAATGCAATAATAAGGGAAATATATCCTTATGAATCAACGGTAGATAAAAATAGAAATGGTTTAAGGTATAACCTATTACCAAATAGAAAACAACATACCGATCACACACCAGTTGGTGGGTTTCCTGGAAAAAGAGAGGTTTTAGATGATGAAACATATATTGAGGTATATGAGAAGTATTATAAATACACCACAAAGACAAATGAGGCTGGTGATTTTATGTTATTCGGTGTACCCAATGGTCAACAACAATTATTCTATGATTTAGATGTAAGTGATATAGGGTTTCTATCTGCAAGACCATATGAATTAATTGCTCAGGGGGCACCAGAATCAAGATTTCAAGATAAATTCACCTTTAAAAGTGGAAGTCTTGATCAACTAACTCAAGTTATAAGTGAAACCATCCCTATAGTTGTAAAACCATTTTGGTGTGATACACTTAATATAGGTCGAGAGATTGGTATTACTAGACAAGATATACCTATAGAAAGTTATGAATTAAACCCCACAGCAATTTTTATGGGTGGTTTATTTAGTGACGATGAAAAAGACTCATTGAATAAAAATTGTAGGCCTAGAAAGAAAATGGGTAATATGAATGAATTAATTACTGGTGAGGGTAATATTGAAATCATTCGTAGAACACAACAAGGTGATATAGAATTTTATAGGGATTTAGGTGATGATTTAATTGATGAAAATGGAAATTGGTCTTTTCAAGTCCCAATGAATTTAAGGAAGGTAATCACCGAAGAAGATGGTAGTTTAATTCCTTCACCAGACGGTATAAAGGGTGTTGCAACAGAGGCTGATGTTAGGTTTAGAATATCTATGGATAAGTCTAACGATGATAAAAAACTTAGAACAAGAGCTAAGATGTTAGTTCCTAATATGTTGGGTAATTACAATTTTGATAGTTTTGATAGATCAGAATTGAGAGATGCTCAGTTTGCTCAAGATGCTGGAACAGGAACGACAATATTTGATATTAACGAACAAACTTCACTAACACCGACTGCTTTTGCTGATGACCCAGCAAATGAATATAATTATTTAAAAGAATTTTTTACATTCAGGTGGAAGAAAGTTTATACGGTAAGACAATATATAGGGAGATTCCAACCAAACGATAATGATGAGAATAGAAATTTCATAGGTCTTAAAGATATTAGTGATGGTTTCGGTGTTAATAAAATACCATTTAATAGGATTGACACCAACGTAAACCCGTTATATACTTTATTATGTATTTTATTGTCCTTTATTGGGATACTATTAGCATTGGTTAATGGTATATTAAATCTATTTAATGGTTTTTTAACCATGATATGTCAGATAAAAATCCCTTGTAGTATTGAATTCTGCCTTAAAGAATGTGCAGGTGAAAGTAAAAAATGGTGGCGTAAAGTAGAACGAAAAACGCTAGACCAAAGCTGTAGGACATTACTAAACGCTGGTAAAGTAGATTGGAGTTATTCACATAGTCTTACCGAAAAATATTACACAAATAACCCCGTCAACGTCGCCAACGGATTTCCGGAAACAACAATTTCCATAAACCGAGCAGAATGTTCTGTGTCAGACAACACACCAGATTTATCTCAAATAATAACAAATTACCAAACATATGATCAGGTGTGGGGTGTTTGTAATAATGTTGGAGATTTTGGTTCGTATAGTGATTGTCAAGATTGGAAACTCAGGGCGGCCACTACTGGAGATGGTAGTATACCGGACGCGGATGGACACAATGTGTTATTTACAACAAAGGCACTATGTGAAACCGCTTCTGGTTTAGGTTGTTGTGCCCAGTCTTATCGAAAATGGGATGACATAAAAACTGGTGATGAAAAAGATACTTGTCTTAATGTTTGCCCCTCAGATTGTTCCCCACCGGGTGGACCACAAATAGATGTAGAAATTGCAGGCATTGGTTTATGTAGGTGCGCTACCATCACTATCAAATATAAATGTATATTCGGTGGTGTATTTTGTTCATCATGTCTACCATCGGATCCGAATGATGATAGACATGGTTGTTGTGGTCCTGATGATCATCCTTATGGGTGTGGTCAGGGTTGTGACGAATGTAAGGATGAAAACGATAACCCAAATGCAAACCCACCGTGCCCAAATAGTAAGTGTAAAAAATGGTCGGGCGATAAAGAGATACCATGTGAATCAATCAATGGTGACCCTAATGATAACGATGCAGATGTGGGTGGGGCAAATAGCTGTTGTAGTGATTGTTGTGTTAAAATTCCGTTAATTAAATTAAGGTGTAAAGAAGAAATCCTCATTACCCCTACATTGTTTCCAACACCATTTGCACCACTCTCTTGTAATGTTAATCAAGTAATCCCTTGCCCAACTTGTGGTGGTTTAGAATTATCACCTATTGATGAATGGGTAAGATGTAAATTAGAGGCAATTGCTGCGTTCTTGGGGTTAATAAAATTTGATTTTTATAATGATTGGTTAAATGGTTCTTTATATTTCCCATTAATTAAAAGAAAATTTAAAACTAAAAAAAGAAAGAAAAAATTCGGGCAAATTAAAAAAGATAAGTTTTGTGATTTCAATTGTTATGTTCCTGAACAACCAGAGACATCATCACCAATCTATCCTCTCCCCCCCACAGGTAATGGTGGTATTCCACCTGTGTCTTTACAGGGTGGTAAGGGTAAGTATTTACTAAGTAATACAGATAACTATGGTGAGTTACCCTTTTTTCTATATAATACTTTTCCAATTCCCAACCCCATCTTTCTTCTAACCGGAACACCACCTGCGGTTTTACCTTGGTATTACCCATTTTTACAGGATGGTGTTAATAATAGACTATATAACAAGATTCATGGAAAACCAAAATATGTGGAGTATGAAAATACAGATTTAGGTTTTACCCAATTTCAGAATATTGGTGGTCATGCCCATCACCAAAACATATGTAATTCAAGTTACTTGGTGGAAAGAAAAGAATTCACTAAACTTAATATGGATTGTTATGTTGATACTGAGAGTACACCACCAACACCTGATAGTGGTTCTACTGAGGATCTTGATTTGGCACCACCTACGCAAGAAGAATTAAAAGCATGTGCAAAGGGAACTTGTATACCTGGAGTTAAGGGTTGTTCTGCATTTTGCGCCTGTAAAGAGGAGGATTTAGGGTTAGGGTATAATACAATGGAAATATCACATGGTATTATTAAATATGAAAAAGGTAATATATATTATGCATCTATCATACCTAACAAACCAACCGCTGACTATAACGGAGCTGAATTAAATGCAATATACGATGGGCCATTCCTTAAATCAACTTTATTATACCCAACAAACATAACTGAGTTGGGGAGTAGCACATTCTGTGATATTGACGATCAACCATTTTTAATTGATAAGTTAGAACCTACAACATTTAAGATTAGCGAACAACCTGGTGGTGATAAAAGTACAATTAATGTGACGACATACGCTGATTTTGGGTGTAATGCTACTAAGTGCATCAACCCCAAGAATGTTGTCGTTTCTTCACAAATAGGGATAGAAGTAAATGATGTAACGGATCAAGCTCATGAATTGGAAACATGTGAATCGTTATTCGACCATGACGAGGAAATTAGGGGTTATTTTTGTAGGAGGTTCAGTACCTATACAGATCCAAATCACGATATTTCATATGCACAACCATCAACAATTAATAGAGACAACACATACGAAACATACCCAGAGATTCCAGACAATACACCAAATCTACTGGTTGATTTAGGTCCTATGTCAGGCGACACTATAAATGATGGTAATGGGTTTACATCAGGAGATTTATGTAAAATGAAGGATGGGAAATATATTTATGGTATAAATCATAACACCGAAATATTAAAAGATGATCCTGATAGTATTAATGAATCGGTCGAGGGGGTTAGTTTTAGAACTTCACAAACACCTTATTATTTTTACTTTGGGTTAATCCCTGGTAAAACAGCACTACATAAGACTGTGGGTAAATTCTTCGCAGATAAAATAGATGAAGAAACGTTAGCAGGTATTGATGATTTAGACGAACCCAACCCAACACAACCAGGTGGTACACCACAATCGGCAGGTGCGTTATTAAAAACTTGTTTAAATAAATCATAAAAGTATGGATGGTAGAATAGAAAAATTACTAACACAAGAAAAATCTTTCGAAGATGTTAATTTAGACTCACAAAGTAGCGTATGGTTAAATAATACAACTAGACCTTTACCTTTAAATAAAATTAATAAGGTAATAAGTCAGTCATTACAATCAGATAAAGAAAGGCAAGAATCTAACAAGTACAGATTCTATGGTTCAGTTAAACCAGTTATAAGTAACGCACTATATAATGACAATATAAAAATTTTTATTGATAAAGATGATGATAATGTAACTTTTGGTCAAAGAACAACTGCGGTTGTACAATCACCTGATATAGTGGAAGAAGATGGTTGGTTTGGTTATTATGATAATGTTCCAGAACAAGCTCAAGAATTCTCACAAAGTGCTACCGATTTTAATGATAATAAAAGTAGTCTTTGTGAATTTATTCCCTTTGACCCTGGATATAACCGTTTAAGTTTTTTAGATTCAGAGGGAACACCTAATTATTTACTTAAAATAACATACCCAGCGTATACTAGGGATGATATCTCTTTGGTGACTAATGGTAATGATGAAGTAACAATAGCGGAGGGTATTCCGATAGTCAATATTGGTAGGGTATCTCTTAATGACAGGAATTATACTGCATTCAAATCACCAATTAATCATGGGTTAAGTGATGAGGATGAAGTTAAATTATATGGGTTTACTGATTTAACTAATGGTGAGTTGGCTCTAACTGAAAGAAGTTTTACTGTATTTAAGTTAGGGGATCAATTAAATGATGATAAAGACAACATTTTTGTTATTGACATTAACCCATTAGAAATAGAAATTAATTTGGGGTTGTGTACATTCAAAAGGGTGGTAAATGATGTTGAGTCATCATATTATCTAAGGGTTTTTTCCGCAATGACAACGGATGATAAAGACTATGAAATATTCCCTGCTGGTTTCGCAGAAAATATTTATAGTGATAAAGAAGCTGGTTTTAATTTTAATAAAGATATTGATATTGATCCAGATATTTATAGGGATAATTTAGGTAGACCACTATCAGAATTGTATTTAACAATCATAAAGATAGATAATGATAGTGACATAACTACAATACAAGATCAATATTGGGATGATGAAGGGGATGGAAACCCTTTTTGGGTGGACAGAACACCTGGTTTCTTAACCGCTAATCAGTCTAATCCTAATTTCCTACCATCAAACCAGAATAATATAAACTACAACCTTAGAGGTTTCGGGGACCCTAATGTTAATCAGACATACTTCAACCCAATTGACGAGACAGATTCAGAGTTTGTTGGTGATATTGTGGAATATAACACAGAAGAATTAAAGGAAAGGGTGTTAAGTGATATATACCATAGATTTAATACATATTTCAGAGAAGAACTTAGCGATAAAAAAGAGGGGTATGTTTATAAACCACATTATAGAATAAAGATAAAAGATTTTTCTTCTTATATTGAAGATGGTGACCCAGTAGATACTGTTGGTATTCCCGATTACGCAATTTTATCATATTCAGGAACAAATGGTGAACAAGTTTATAAATGGAGGGACTTGTTAGATATTGGTATTTTTGATGTAGGAAATGCTGGTGTTGATTATCCGTTTGATAGTGGCGCACATTACATATTTTTAGGTAATAGATTTTATTTAAGGAGACAAGATCCACCTTGTGATTTTGTATACACTAACTTAACATATACATTACCTGCTGATTCATCGGAGTTGGCGATAAAATTAAGTGACCCAAAATTCGTTCAAATAGTTAGTATGGTACCTGCTGTTGGTGCGGTGGTTAGTGTTGGTGATGAAGTAGAAGTATTTACTAATGATAGTGGTCCATTTGACTTAGACGTTACGGTTAGGATGGTTGAGTACTTTGGGGAATATGAATTAGGAAAAAGAGATGTCGCTGGTGGTTGTGCGGACATTAGCCTAATTGCAGTTAAAGATATAAGCAATGTTTGTTAAGAAATACGAAATAAGATACGATAAGACTACAAATAATACGTCTATTAATATCCCTATTAGGTTAGATTTTACACCTGTAGATAATTCGGAGTTAATAGAGGATAAGTTTGTTAAGGATGAGGTGGTTAAGTCAATAAATCCGATAACTGATTATAAAAAGGTTAGACTTAAACCTGCAATAATAAAAAATGGTAACTGGGAGGTAGTTGATGAATTTAAATTACAATTAACTATGTTTAACAATAATACACCACCAGTATATAGTCAAACACCATCTAACTATGGTGATATAGATTTTACTGACTCAGATGTATTTTGTCGAACAAATAGGTTAATGAATAGTTTTTTAACTTTATCATATTTTGACTCCACAAATACCCAAAACAATAAGTTATTAACAATTAGTACAATCTACACACAAATAGGTGATGATCAAAAAGAAGACACTGGACAGGTAAAAGAATCGGATAACGTACCTATAAGTTATAGAATAGGTGATCCACAATTAAAACCCGAAAGTATTCATCAGGGTTTTCATATGTATTGGTATCAAGATTTGATTGACGACGCGCCAAATCAAGAATATGAGATGTATATGACAGCGACTTACAGTAATGCAATGAGTGGTATTACATCTGCATTGTACACTAAAACAACATCAGATATAAACGACATTCAGTTGGCTGACATTAACGGATCGAATGGTGGTTTATTTTTAAAGTGCATCTTAAAAAATGATAATGGTGTTTATAAGTATACATTTGAGAAATTAACCATACAAAATGGTGTTGACTGGAATGTATCGACAGGTACCCCCACAATAACGTTTTATCAAATAGCCCCTAACGAACAACAATAATGGAAATAATTAGAAGAAAAATATTATTGGAGAATAGTATTGATAGGATGACAGGATCAACGTATGGTGTTTTAACTGCGACAACATTTAACATATCAATATTTCTTACACAAAAGTTTGATGATATGGGGTTATTTACTGACATGCCTTTTATACAAACATCACCATTATTAACTACACCACCTGCCGATTTCATAGGTATAGGTAGACCAACAGGTGTTACTATTGGTATGTATTATAATGGTGAGTCTACAGTGACTGGATCAACAGACGATGGAAACTTAATAGAGGTTCAGAGTTATATTATTAACCCTTTAAATAGTAAGCCATCATTTAGTAGTGGTATTAATATGGCGGATGATATAGAATTTACTTTCGATGGTGTAGATAGTATATCGAATAATGTAGTAAACTATACATTAGGCGCAAATCCTAATGATATTACAGATACTGGAATACATTATTCAACCTATTTGAACGAGTATGTTGATAACATTGATCCTGAAACGGGTGATAATGATCGTTATAAAAAGACAACGTTTAATTATAAAACTAATGGTAGGACAGAATTTAATACTAGTTTATCTGCCATTACAAAAGAAGAAGAATTTTTAGGTATAGTTTTTCCACAAGAAGTACAAAGTGATGTATTTATAGAAAGAGGTGGGGAAGATATATTTGAAAAACATATGGTATTGGCAGAAATAAAAACCGTAGACGACATAAGTGAATTTAGAAACGGTTACTTAATAAATAAAAATGTTTAATAATGGCAACAGGTAATTATGGTACAGTAAGATCAGCTGATGTTTCACCTAACGATGTGGAAATGTGGTATCACTATACCCCTAATAGGGATCAGGTTGGTGATGTTGATTTAATAAAATTAGACCCATCACAAAATCTAATTAAGGTTGACAATCCTGAAAATGTCGGTCAAATATTTGGTGGTTTATATACACTTAAACTACCAGCTTCTGATTTTGGTAATAAAGGAATTTATACTATCATCATTAGGCCAAAAGAAATTAAAACCACCATTATTGATTGTGGTGTATTATCATCTAAACCAGATGTTGTTGGTGTAATTTTAGATATAAATAATGTACCATCAGGTGATAGAGTCAGATTCAATAATGGTAACTTAGTTGGGTATAGAATGGAATATCTAACAACTAACCCAGCGTCAGAAGAAAAGAAAATTCAAAACTTCTACAGGGTAGTAACATCAAACAACTACGCTGAGGCGGTAAGTGAGAATTTGTCAAATACATCACAAAAAGCATTAAGATATAGATTTAATGATAATTCTAACTTAGTGTTTTGTACTATGACACCTTCATCCGCACCTTCAGTAAAACCTAACGCAATACCATTCATTGGTGAGCCGGGTCAAGAAGTTATAATAACAAATACGTTTTTTAACCCTATAATGTTAGAAGTAGAAATGGTAGAGCATGATAATGAAACTCTTGCTTATGCGTTGTATGGTCCTCAGACAAAATCTCTCGATGATGGTATTTACACAATATACAACTTTGGGGAACAGATTTATCGTCAATACAACTTATATGAAGTTAAGGATAAATTCTCTGGTAAACCACTGTATGAAGTGCGAGAAGAGCGAGAGCAGATTGATGAGACAAAGGATTTTGATAACATTACTGATTTCTAAATTTTATAATGGCTAATAATAACAGAGTAAAAGTATCTGGGTATGCGCAAAGAGTCTTTTTTAATGATAACATTGAATATAGAGATTTTAGTGAAAATTTAGTAGGTAACCAGTTTACATCAGAAGGTGGTGTAACGTTATTTACTATGGGTAACTTTACGGTTACTACAAACCTTGACCCAAAACCCGATAGGGTATTTAAAACGGGTACTTTTTCAGATTATTTCTGTTTAGATGACATATCATCAGACGATACAACTTATTTAACAATTGAAGGTAATCTAAAAACTCAGTTAAATTTAGATATTACAAACCCACTACATTATGTGTGGTATGGCAACTTCAAAGAGTTTGCAAGGGTATCATTAGGTGATATTTCTAATAAATGGCCTGGAGCGATATATGTTGACAATAAAGTTGGATCTATTAGTGGGGATAACATTACTAATTATTCTTATGATCCAATTTCCGACACATCAACGATAACCATACCGACAAAATATTTTATTAACCCATTTAGTATTAAATACACTAAGGACGCATCATTAGTTAATGATTCAGAAGAATTGTCTACACTAAGAAATATGACGGTTAATTATCTTTCTTATATTATAGATGTTAATGGGGTTGAATTTAAGTTAAAAGAATTTACTGGGTCAACAACAACAACAAATGATATTATTAATGTTGTGGTTGATAAAGAAGTATTCCCAACGTTAACTGGTAATAGTGGATCCATACCATATTTTATTAAACCAAACGAGCAAGAGAGAGAGGGATTTTTCAGTGGGTTAAATGAATTCCAAAGGAACATTTTAAATAGGTTAACAAACCCAATATATACTATAGAATTATCTTACCCACAAGAAGGTAGTGGTGGTATTATTGTTTATACAAATACAAAACTAACTTTCCCATTAATGGATGATGGTTATAACCTTAATTTCTTTGACGGCATATATAATAGTTATGCAGAACAATTGGTTAATATAACTGAGGGGTATGACGACACACAAACTAACTTAATGGTTAGGAAGTATACTGCGGAAATTATTAATAGTTTTGATACTGCACCTAGATGTGATGGTGATGACTTAATAAATGATGGTGCTAAGGCAACAAGTTTATTAAATATTTATGGTAGAGAATTTGATGAGGTTAAGAAATACATAAATGGTATAAAATACGCTCACGTTGTTACTTACGATAAAAAAGATAATGTTCCTGATACCTTAGTTAAAGATTTAGCTTGGATGTTGGGTTTTGATGGTGTTGATTTCCTTTCAGATATAGATTTAAATAAAAGTTTATTACCGAGTAATGGTAAGGGGGAATTTAGTGGTACATCAAGAAACTTAACACTACAAGAATTAGATATTGAATTATATAGAAGAATTATACTTAACATCGCTTGGTTGTGGAAATCAAAAGGAGCTAGAAAGGCAATAGAATTTTTATTTAGATTTATTGGTGCACCAGAATCTATAGTGGTGTTTGATGAACACGTATATGTGGCAGATAAACCATTAGATGTGGAACAAGTAAAAAGGATGTTATACCTTTACACTGGTGATGTAGACATAACTAATTTACCCTTTGATGAAAATGGGTATCCATTACCGCCACAAAACGGTGATCAAAGAATTTTATCATTCATTGACGCATCTGGTAATACAATATTTAGTGATCCACAGGAGATATACTTCCAAAAAGGCGGGGGTTGGTACAGAGAAACTGGTGGGGATAATTCTAGTTTAGATTTAAATAGTGGTAACAACCCACATGTTGGACCATACGATGCTGGTAGAGAATACGTAAATTACTTCACATCAGATTGCTTCATTCCAGGATACTCACCAACGAATACAGTATTTAGTGCTCATACTAGATTATATGAAAATTTATTTATAAACTATAATTACGGATTTATAAATGGTATGCCGACAACATTCGATTTATACGCTTCACCATTAACAACAACCAATCAGTTGTTAAGTGAATGTATAAATTTAACAGCAACAATTGATAATAGTTGCCCACCATTATCTGGTGGTACGGTTGAAAACGCACCTAGTACAATTTTAGAGGAGTTATGTATTAATGCTAAGAAAGAATATGATGAATGGGTATTAAAAATACAAGAAGAGCCTTATTTACAATATAGTCCTGAATGGGAGATAATTAAACGAAACAATGAGATTGCGAGTATAAATTATTTTGGTAGTGTAAATGCTGGTAGTGTTTGTAATGATAATTCTTGTATAGAGTTATGTGTTGGGGTTAATAATAAGACAGATACTAATCCATGTGATGAATGGGTTTTGGTTGATGACGCTGATTCAGCACCATTTATATATTTCACAGATAGTGATGATAATAAAGTTTTATTTGACGACTTTCCAGTGTGTTGTGTTGCGAATGGGGGTGTTTATAAAGACTTCACATTTCAAAACGGTAAAGAAGCTTGTTATTGTGCTAGATCCGCACCTTGTAATGGTTTAGTACCATCAGCTACCGGAACAGACGGTATTGTTGTTTGGGAACAAACGGATGGTAATACCAATGTACCATCAGTTAATATTGCAGAATCAAATAGTGAAAATATTTATTTTTCGATTTCAGAGGTGTCTTTAAATTGTTACTATCAAATAACACCCATTGGTGAAAGTAATGGATTAACACCAGAAATATTGTTCCAAACAGATAGTGGAAGTCTTAGTGGTTATTTAAATTTAGGGTATGTTACCGAAACATGTTTTAAAGGTAGTATTGAGGGTTTAACTATTTTAGATGAAAATGGGTGGAATGTATTACAATCCCCACCAGTTGTTACAAACGTATCAGCGGAGTGTTGTGTGTGGTATGGTTATTTGTTTTCTATTAATGAGGATGGTAATGTGGTATGTAACGACAATTCATTACAACAGGGTAATAATAGCACTGAAACAAATACAGCGGTATCACTTGAATCATTAGATGTTATTAATAAAGAATATGAAACTTCATTGGCAAAATTTGGCCCGGATAGTAAAACCACAATAGAAATAAAAAGTGTACTTGATGCTAGACAATCATTATACCAATCGTATGAGTCAGATATTAGTAACCAACAAAAACAGACTACTTATAATGCAGAAAAAAGAGTTAGTGAGTATGAAATTGGTGGTAACCTTAATATGGATACTTCCATATATAATACATTAGGTGGTCAATACAATAGATTAAATAATGGTGTGTATTTAAAATTCACCACTATTGATATTACATCAGCAAATTTTGACTCCGCGTTTGAAAACCCTGAATTAAATGATTGTACTGTATGGCAACCAAAGGTTGATCAACTAACTGGTTTTGTATCATTTGAAGTTACCGATGTAGATGGTGAAGTTTTTAACCTACCAGAAGATAGGGAGTTATATAAAAATTGTTGTAGTGCGAAAGGATATACGTTTGGTTGTTTTAAACAAAGTGGGGTTGATGGTAGTTTAATACCAGTTGTTTGTGATGAAGGAAGTGTTGGTCCGGGATCAGAAAATATACCATCCAATATCCGAGATATAAATAGATCCAATGGTGATACCCAATTCGCAACCAATGGAGTTTCACCCAATAGCTCGGTAAATACAATTAAAAAATGTGTTGATCCTGATTTTATCACCTGTACTGATGTATCGGATGTTAAAATGGTATTCGCAGCAAATGAGTGGAATGGGTTTTATTTACCAAAAGAGGTAGATGGTAAATGTGAAATTGACATTCAGGCAGATATAATGATTAAGTATGATGCAGAAAGTTTATTAGGTTGTGCTTCTAATAATACATGTGGGTTCCATTATCCCCAATACGATAATAGTTTATATGATGTTAATTGTATGAACTGGGTAACCTTTACAGAATATGATAATGTATTAGATGATTTAAGAAATAACAAACAAATAGTCGATTTAAATAGTGTAATTGAGTGGTCGGAAGTTAACCCAAATTATGTTGGGTTAGGTGATATTAATACTTCACAATACATACCTTATTTTGATGATATTAATATTGATGTGTGGCAAACACCGGGGTTACAATCTGAACCAAATAGTGGGTGTTGTCAAGCTTTGGGTGGTGAATTAGTCTCTACTAGTGAATGGGGTAATATACATACAACAAATGTAAACGAAATTAATACTCAGTTTAATGGGTTAATTGAGAGTAATGGCACAACAACAGAAAACAATTATGATTCTTATATTAGTGATTTATTAACTTTAACGAACACATATGGGAGTGTGGTAAGTGGTATCACCTGCATTGATCTCACTACTTTTAATTATGACGGTGAAAAATGTATTGATTTTACACAATTAATCACAACAGAAAATGTGTGCTATTTAACTATACCAGCAGAATGTGGTATTTACTCTAAAATAATTGAGGGGTATTGGGTAATGATTAATCAACTACAACTTGCAAAAGAAGAAATTGAGGATTGTATCGATCAGAGAGAAACACTTGAAAGTAATCTTACCGAATTAATTGCCGAAAAAAGAGAATTGTTAGTTACTTTATCAACCCTTAAAAAAGAGTGTAAAAGAACAATAGAAGGTTATGAAAATAATTTATCGGAATGTAATAAAACTATTGAAAGTATAAACAATACTATAAAATCTTATAGCACTTTAATATTAGATTTACAAAACTCAATTAGCGTATCACAGAATTATATTGATAACCCCCCAAAAAGTGGTCATGACCCGGCTCAATTAGCTGCTAACCAACAAAATATTATAAATAGTAATTCTCAAATACAGGTGATTACGTCACAAATAAACCAACAACTTATTCTTTTAGGTGAACAACAAACTATTTGTGATGAAATTTCAACACAATTAGAAAATACTAAAGAAGAGTGTGCTATTACAACTTCTGAAATTAAAGAATCAATAAAACTTATTAACATAAATATTAGAAACCTTACAACAGAGATAACATCATTAAGTTGTTGTAATGTGCGGGTGTTAGATGATTTAGAAAACCTTTTAATGTTAGCTGGTAGTGGTAGAGAAATAGCTCTTATTGATGCCAAGAATTGTTATGATAACCTTAATACCGAAAGGGAGCAAAATTACCAACAATATTTAGCTGATCAAATTGAGCAGGTATTAAATTATGTGGATGATCTAGAGGTTTGTTTAACATTAGAGGTGGATAACAATATTGGAACAACCACTGTTGATTTAAATCAAAGGTACACAACAATAGATAGTCTAACAACAACGGTTTGGGAATTTGATCCTTATGAGGATTATACTGGTATTATATTCGAAGGTGACACAACTAAGGTTAATGCTATAGAACAGGCTATGTTTGTTAAAATGAGGGAAAGGTATGGTGATGAGTCAGTTACTCAGAATACATTTGTTGCTAATTGGAAACATACATCATTACCGATATCAGATGTGCAACTAATGCAACTAAAAACACTTTACCCAGATAGACCATTCTTTATCGGTGTAGCAATCAAAAACTTTGAATGTGATGTTTGTGTATTGATTGATAATATACAAATCAATATCGAAACAGATGAGATAGAAAGAAAATTCTCTATGGAGAGTTGTCCATCATTTGATTTAAGTTGTGTTATAGATGATAAGAAATCTTGGGTATTTAGTGATGGTGGTGTAACTGAGGTAGTAGATGTACCAGGAATTAATAGCTGTAACCTACCAGCACAATTAGACAATACAACAAAGATTATAAAATTCGAAAAACCACAAGAAAGGTTATGGTTAGATTTAGAATATAGAAATGCAGATTATGAAGTTAATCATGAACACTTAGTATTAAATTCTAAGTCAGCAACATTTAGAATAGATGCAGCTAAGGCGATAGAATGTGATGTTTATAATTTCTGGCAACAAATTGATTGTTCATCATCAGCTTGTACTGGAACAACATCAGCGGTTACAAAGTCAGATTGCTTAATTACTGGATACACGACAGTGTGTGTATGTGAGGTTTTTAGTGGCGGTAGTGAGTGTATAACTTGTTCAGATGGTTATACCTTAGAAGGTGATAATGTAACATGTACAAAAATTGAAGAAGAACTAGCAATTGCTAATGGTACAATTTTAAATGTCGGTGGGTCAAATACACTAGTGTCATATGGTTATAGGGGTGGAAGATTTTACTCTAATGTTGATAGTAATAAATTACCAATAACATTAGATAGTAATAATAAATTTAATGACAACACCCCAACCGAAATAATACCATTAAATATAATTGAAAATACTCTTTGGGGGCAGAATGACAACACAAAAAATGGTAGGTTAAATGATGTAGGTGTATGGACAACATTAAGTGTTAGTAACGGAGATAGGTTACCAGTGGGTGAATGGATAGGTTTTAGTTTTTGTGTTGACACCATCAGTGGTGGGTCATACACTATTGGTATGGCTGCCGATAATAGAATACGTCTTAAAGTTAATGGGTCGACATATATGGAAATGAATCAGGGGTCAACATTCAATTTTAATTATTGGCACATTTTTAATATAGAATTATCTGGTGGTCGTAATATTTTTGAAATGGAGGCAAAAAATGATGGGAGTAAAGCAAGATTTGGTGCTGAGATTTATGATGCAGATATACCAACATTAACTGGTATCACCACCGAATCAGCTTTAAGTGCTGTTACGATATTCTCAACAGAAACAATAAGAAATAATGGTGGTGTCTTTGATTTAGGTGAAAATAGTGGTTTTAGTTGCCCATCTGGATTTGCGTTACAAACGTGTGGGGATGAATTTACTTGTGTCTCTATTAGTAAAGAAGCTGCGATAATAAGTTGTACTGGATGCTCAACAGAACAAAAATATATAGAAGTAAATCCATTAGACTTTTTAGATTTTAAACCATCAGAGATTAATGTTAAAGAAAATATGGACGCGATGGTAGTGTCTAATCTAATCGATGTTAAGAGTAGACAAGTGTTAGGTGGCTATCCGTTGTTGGCTGGTTTTTATGAATTATATCTACAAGCAAGTAATTGTGGTAAAGAATTAAGTGGGCATTTAGATTATAATAATTTATTTGAGTTTACTGATTTAATTGGTGATTATTGGTTAGATTTATTAGAACAAGTAATACCAGCTACCACTATTATGGATGGTTGTGATAATTCTGGTAAAGTATATAGAAACCACATATTTGATCAACCTAAACACTCATATAAGAGATACGCATTAAATTACTTTTATGAAAATACTGATGGATTAATCAATGGTACTGAATGTACATTAGAAGGTGTTACTACAGAATCTATAGGTGAAGAAAGGTTATGTGTTGAATTAACGGAAACGGTGATAATTGGTGAATCGGGTAATGGTCAATCTGAGGTATATGACGGACCAACTATAAAGGCACAAGAGGTTATTAACTCTTATGACCCTATAACTCAATTTAACAAAGTATTTATCACTCAGATATATGATACAAATGAGTATGAAGGTGATGTAACAATTGTAGGGGATCCTGAGTGGGATAAATACGATGAATTAATATATGATTGTTCATAACATATAATAAAATAATATTATATAATAAATATTTATAATAAAAAGATATGGCATCAGCGTCAGGTAATATAAAAATATTAGAAACTAGTATAAATGTGATTACAGAGTATGAATCACAATCTGATTTCGCACCCACTATATATTCACAATATAATAGGGGCGAGTTTATACAGGTTTTTAATGGTACTTGGTTTATGACTGATTTATCAAAAACACCTGTTATCTTACCTAAACCATTACCTTTATTTAGTGGGTTAAGGATTTTTGATACAATAAAGGATGAACCCGTTATAACATACGTAATGACAGGAAACACAGGTAGTGTGTTAAGTGGGTATACAGTAGACGCAAATCACACATTAAGGTATATAGATGGTGGTGATGATTACTATCAAACAGGTGTAAGGAATGAAAGTAATAATTTTGGGTGGTTACCTAGAAGTAATACAGAATTATTTACTACAATAACTAGAAGTGATATTGATGGTTTTGATTATCCTGAATTTTCTGTTAGGGGTGCTAGAAAAATACCATTAACTGGTGAAACAATATGTGGACCAGAATCTGAGTCATCTAATAGAAGTAATTATAATTGGTTTTTTGGAATTAATGCGGGGATAAACTTCAACCCTATCGAAAGTGGAGCAACACCAACATCGATTAGTGGTAGTGTTGTATCAACTGAAGGTTCATCTGTAATATCAAATACAGAAGGTGACCTATTATTTTATAGTGATGGTGAAACAATTTATACTAGCGCAAATACAATAATGACAAATGGTACTGGATTAAATGGTAATACAGGGTCAACACAATCATCACTTATTGTACCAAGACCAACCACAAATCAATATTACGTTTTTACCACAAATTATGATGGCGCCAACAACGGATTTAGTTATTCAGTTGTTGACATGTCTTTACAGGGTGGTAACGGACAGGTACAAACAAAAAATATTGATTTATTATCTAGCGGACTTACAGAAAAAGTAGCTGGTGCCAAACATAGTAATGGTATTGATTATTGGGCTATCACACATAAAACTGGTGATAGTATATTTTATAGTTATAAAATAACATCGGGTGGAATATCACCACCTGTGGTAACTAATATTGGTAGTGTAAATAATACTCCAAGAGGGTATTTAAAAGTTTCACACGATGCAAGTAAAATAGTCAATGCAATATATGATGAAGATATTATAGATATAATGGATTTCACCTCATCTGCGGGTACATTAAGTAATTTAATAACAATTACTGGATTTACATTTGATAACGGACCTTATGGTGTAGAATTTTCTTCGGACTCTTCTAAATTATATATTTCAGATGGGGCTCAAGGTAAAATTTATCAATTCGATTTATCTTATTCATCGTCAACCGATATGGTAGATTACTCTATTATAGTTGCTGATATCACAGGTAACACTAACGGATCATTACAAATGGGTCCAGATGAAAAAATATATGTTAGTAATTTTGATAATGATACATTACATGTAATTCACTACCCTAATGGGTTAGGTGTTAATTGTAATTTCGATGAGGATAGTGTAAAACTTCTAAGTGGTACGACATCCCAATGGGGGTTACCTAACCAAATAAACAATACAATTTTATCTTGTGACAGGTACGCGTATATAAGAGAAACGGGTTCTGATAATTTTAATTTTGAATATACTATTAATGATGTTACTGGGGTTATAGGGGATAAAGAATTAAATTTTTATAGTGAAATATATAAATACAACAGCGCAAACAGCGGGTTCACAACAAACGCTGTTTATAGTTCTCAAACAATACCATATAGTTCGTTTACAACCGCCAACACAACAACAATTAACGTAAATGGTATTGGTGAAGGTGAGTTTATTATAAAAGGTTATTACGAATACCCAATAAACACATTTGTTGGTAAACAATTAGGTTATAGATATAATACAATTGATACTCGTAAAAAAGGTGATTTATATGGGTTATATAACCCCATTACTGATTGGTATTTTTTAAATATGTATAGGGCAGACGTTCCTACACTAACCAGTAAAATTAATGCTAATACAGAACCTATTGGTACTTTAAATGTTAATAGTTTTTATACCACATCAGGTATAACTGGTTATACGTTAAGTGTAAGTAATGGAGATCAAATAATTAGTTATAATGGATCAGTATTATCAAAGGATATTGATTATACTATTACAATAAGGCAGTTAGTGTTTAATTTTGAAGTATTAGATAACCAATTAGTTACTATAGTTTATGTAGATGGCGGCGGTGGTAGTAGCGCTTATATTGATAAATTATTGGTGAGTACAATAAATAGTGGGACAACTAACAGTGAAAAACTAACAGATAAAATTTATTATAACACTGATTTTAATAAATACGAGTTTTATACTGACACACCTACCAGTGGTGATATCGCACTCACAGTGAATGGTGCTATATTGGTAAATAATGTTGAGTATTATAAATCTATAACTAATAAAAAACGATCAATATTAGATGTACCAATTAAAATTGGTGACACTATTCAAGCCTTCTATGTTCCTGAAGCTTCGGTAATTGGTCCAATTACAACTATTTCACCCATTATAGGTTGGACAATCAGTAATGCCCCTGTATGTGGGCAAACAGGTACTTTTATTGTGGAATTTGTAGGTGGAGATGATACGTCATTTAATAATATATTATATAGCGGCACTACCGACTATGTTGTAGGTCAAAGATCTTATAATGCTGGTGTAACATTAAGTGGTGGAACGTTTGGTGATAAATTCATTTATAGGGTAAAAAACGAGAAGAGATATACCACATTAAATGGGGACATCATAAAATCGGAGAGAATTAGTGAGACTACACCGATAGAAATAACTACGAATGCATTAAATTCGTATTGATAATATTTACATTGAGTATATTTATAATAAAATAATAGACATTAGATAATGAGTTACATAAATAAACACAGAACAGCATTAGTAAGGACAAAACTTACCGATATAGGTAGGGAGTTACTTGCCAAAGGTCAATTAACGTTTAACTCTTGGGTAGCGGGTGATTCAGAAGTGGATTATAGTTATGTTAAGGGTTGGAAAGATTTCGTACCTAGTAGTAGTGCGACAACAGGACAATTCTTTTTTAATATTAATACTGGTGGAACAGAGGTTAATTACTCTGCGGTATTAAGACCTAAAGATAAACAATATTACCCAAAATCATTTTTATTGGGTACTGAAGGGAGCTTTATACAACAATTTGGTGGTGAAAGTAATGTTAAATTAGTAAAAGGTATTATTAGTAATAAAGCTGATGACAGAGGATTTTTCTCAGGGTCAACCGCATCATTAGGTTTGACAGCACAAACAACAACACAATTTATTAAAGAGAGTGGGTCTATTGATTTATCTGCGTTTAGTGGTGAAACCGATACCACAACCTTTACAAAAGGGGTGTTAAGATTATCTACACCTTTAACAGCGTCTAGTGTTAATGATATAATGGTTTTAAATTTAAGTAATTCTACATTAGGTAACCTTACGGGAACAACAACGGAGACAACACCTTCAATGTCACAATACTATATGATTACTAATTTAGAAGATAGTGGGTCAACAGTTAATGTGGATAGAGCATTACCTAACTTTACCGCTGATAGTGGAACGATTATTAGTTATTATGTAATCCCTGGTGGTAATGACCCAGCAGATGATTATTATGGGGAAAGCTCATTAACATCATATTGGCACACAGGTACTTTATCGTTTGATAGTAGTTGTGACATATGTGTGGATAATATTCCTGTTTGGAATATGAACAATCCTTGGTGTGAGAATATGGCGGGTCAGTTTAAAGACACAACAGATTATTATCATGATCACCAATTGTTTGGGTCAGAAGAATTCGTAGGAACGAAATTACTTTTAAATTACAAAAATACACCAGAAGTAACACAAGCACTTAAAGAATCTGCGTCTAGTTACATTGACCCATTCCAAAAAGGTATATCGATAATACATTACACTAATAGTTGTATCTCTAATTTCTATGGTGAATTTTTCCACATTGATGGGGAATCAGGAAAACTATTAAATTTAGATATTCCAGTAATGTGGCATAGAAAAAATGATGTTGGAACAGCTAGTGGGACAACAATGGGTATGAGATTTTTATCTGACACAACGGAAAAGACTTTAGAAAATACAAATATAGTATATTACGATTTAATTGAATATAGTGGAATGTCGGTTACACCTAGTACCCCATTGGCTGTTGGTAAAGTATTCCCTAACGAAAAGATTGTTGTTGTTGATAATGAAGAACTATTAGCTGCGATGTCATATAAGTCAAACAGAAATTGGACTTTACCAGATTTAAAGTCAGAATTAACATCACCAGTAAATGGAGAGTGTACTGGTACATTAAAAGCTGGTGAAAGAATATACCTTACATACTATATGTCAGCTAATTCAGGGGTAACAAATACATTACCTTGTCAGAGGTACAGTGTTTTAGATAATCAAACCGCATCAGATAAAGATGTTCAGTTTAGGTTAGCTAATGTGGATCAACTACCATATATGAGAAAGGTAGAATCTGTTGGTTATGATGGAAAAGGATTCTACGCTAATGAATTTAAAGTATTGGCGCAAGTTGTTGATCCTAAACTTACTGATAGACCAGACCCTAAATTATGGAGAGAGATAGACTTCACGTCAACAAATATCACAACAAATAGTGGGGAAACAATTGATCCATTATTGTTACAAAATCAAAACTCAACAATAACTGGGTTTATATTGGAAGGATCAACCTACACTGGGGCAACCACATTTAACTTAGGTAGTTTTATAGATTTACCACAAGGAACATTTTACAATAAAATGAACTTTGGTGATGAAAGATTATTCTTTGGTAACCTTAGAACTTACATTGGTGCTACTGTTTATAAAACATTATTTAGTGTTAATATAGATGGAGCGGAGTTTGGAAGTAGTAGTAACCCAACATATACAACAGGTGGGGATAGATTCGTAAGTGAGGTTGGTATATTAGATAATAATCAAAATGTAGTAATGATTGCTAAATTGTCAAGACCAATTAAAATTGCCAATAGTAGTACAGCCACAATTGAAATAACTATGGACTTTTAAACATATAAGAAATGGGATTTAACAATACAGCAACAACAATAACAGTAACAGCTAGACTAACATCGATAGGTAGGGAAAGACTATTAAAAGAGTCTTCATCTATATTGTCACATTTTATCATTGGTGATAGTGATGCAAATTACCATACTAGTGGTGTGTTATCAACAGGTGAAATACCATCAACCAGTGGTAATAGAGATGAAACGGGTTTAACAAATATCAATATTTCTACAGGTATTCAAATTAAGAGTAAGTTATATAAGAGTAACACTAACGCCTATTTAAAAGGTGTTGAGAAAAATTCATATCAAGTTAGAAGTGAAACGGTTTCGTTAGGTGAAACAACTGCAACAACATCTAATTTATTATTTACGGTTTTGGATAGAACAAATAATTCAGATAATAATACTAATTATTTTAGAAGTTTATCATTACCAATAACAGATACACAACAAAAGTTTTTTAATAATGTCGCTAAAGATGGTGGTTGGTTAGATACTGCATTTAGTGGGTTTAATACTGATAATGTATTAATTGGTGTTATTAATAATGATATATATGGTGAATCAATTGACGGTAAGTCAATTAAAGTAACTTTACCAGTTTATACGGGCGTAACGACAGGTGGAACACAAACAGGTTTAACAACATATGAGATATATAGTTCGTATGTTAATACCTCACAATACAATAGACAACAACAAGATAATAGATATAGTGATGGGTTTATTAACACCACTAACCTATTAGGGTCGAACATTTCATTTTTAATGTCAGACAACACACAGAAACCTAATAATAATGTATTAAAAAGTTGGGGAACTGGATTTGACACATTTAAAGCATACGCTGTTAATGATAAATCACTTATAAATTTCCAAAGCAACGAAACCACTGGATTAGTTGCAGATAAGATTATAGGTATTGCTTATTTAGCTGAAGGGATTATCGCCTTTACTGACCCAACAATAGTTAGTGGTATTGCAACTAGTTTATATGATGCAACTGGTGCAACGATTGATACGATAACAACAAGTGTAGCTAACCCAAGTGGGTTTTGGTATTTTACTGGTGATACATATCAAGCGGAAATAGATAGTATAAAAAATAACTTCGTTCAAAATTTAGTTTGTATTGCTGGTAGGGATGAATTTTACAGATCTCAAAATGCAACATATGCGGATAAGGATAGTGTTAGGATAAGTGAAATTGGTATAACAGATATTACTGGTGAAATATTGGCTGTCGGTAAAACGGACAGACATGTGTTAAAAGCAAAAAATGACTTTGTGATATTTGATGTTCAATTAGTGGTTTAAGAAACCAAATAAAGTTTTAAAAATAGAAAAATTTATGGGAAGAGTTTTAGGTTTAGATGTGTCAACAAAGACAATCGGTATTGCGCTTTTTGAGGAAGATGGTAGATTATTGGAGTTAACACACGTTACACCAAAGATTAAACCAAAACCAGATACACCTTTAGAGTTATTAATGAGGAAAGCTCAATCTTTTGAGGAAGAATTTCTACAAAAATATTCAGACTTTGATATTGACAAAGTTTTTATTGAAGAACCATTACTTGGGTCAAATAATGTAAATACAGTTGGTGTACTTTTAAGGTTTAATGGTATGATATGTAGATCGGTTTACGATGTGTTAAATGTTGTACCTACATTTATATCGTCATATGACGCTAGGAAATATGCATTTCCAGAATTAATGGTTAAGAGAACACATAAAAGAGATGGTGAACCTTTAACTGAGGGTGCGATTGATAGAAACAAAGAAGTATTATTTGGTGGACTTCCTTTCGACATTGATAAAAAGATGGTTATATGGGAGAAGGTTAGTGACATTGAACCTCAGATTGTGTGGTTGTATGATAAGAATATGAAGTTAAAAAAAGAGAACTTTGATATGACAGATAGTTATGCGGTTGTTTTAGGTGGTATGCATAAAGAAGGTTTGTGGGTTCCTGCAACAACAGAGTAAGATACTTTTTTTCTTGAAGAATTATCACTATATTTGGATATATGTCTGAGTTGGTGGTAGAAATATTAGAAGATTTTCTTGGTGAACATAAGAAACATTATGAAGATAGGGGTCAAATTTCATTTGATTGCCCTGAATGTTCTATGGAAAAAAACATGATGTCTGGTGATGGAAAAGGTAACCTTGAAGTTAACTATGGATTAAGTGTTTACAAATGTTGGTCGTGTGGTGAAGTAAATGGAACGCATGGAACAATCAGAAAACTTATTAGAAATTATGGGAATAAAGGACACCTTAAACGGTATAACCTTGTCAACCCATATGTTGCAAAGGATAGAGAAGATAACGAGGCTGTCATAGGGGGGTTACCGAAGGAGTTTAAACCACTATCTACTGACAATGGTAGTTATGATTATGAGAAGGCAATAGGTTACCTTAAAAAGAGGAATATTGGTTTAGACTTAATCAATAAGTTTAATCTTGGGTATTGTACAGATGGTGATTATGCAGGTAGAATCATTGTCCCAAGTTATGACAAAAATGGGGACATAAATTATTATTTAGGTAGAAGTTATGGTTGGAGTAAAATGAAATACAAAAACCCAGAGGTATCTAAGATGGACATTATATTCAACGAAGAAAAAATTAATTGGGATAGTAATGTTTATATAGTGGAGGGTGTATTTGATCACATTCCAATACCTAATAGTATTCCATTGTTAGGAAAAGTTTTAAATGATCACATATTAGAAGAATTATTAACCAAGCTAACCGCAAAGGTTGTAATTGTTTTAGATTCAGATGCTTATAGAGATTCGGTTAAATTATATAAACGACTGAATAGTAGTAAGTTACACAATAGAGTTATGGTTGTTAAGATGCCTGATGGGTATGATATTTCCGATGTTTATCAGAAGATTGGTAAGAAAGGTGTGGTAAAAATACTACAATCAGCAAAAAAAATTAAAGAAAGTTTGTTATAATCCAAAAACATTACTTACCTTTGTCATATGAAAAAATATAACTTGTTTCTCGATGATGTCAGAATACCCTATGATGTATTCAAATTAACTATTTTGCCGATTTATGAAAATAATTCTGATTGGGTTATTGTTAGAAGCTATAATGAGTTTGTTGATACCTTAATAGAGAGAGGTATACCTGATGTGATTTCTTTTGACCATGATCTTTCATACGACCATTATCTTGAAATTAATCAGACTAATGAGATTTTATATGAGAATTTAGAGGAAAAGACTGGTTATGACGCAGCAAAGTGGTTGGTTGACTATTGTGTGGAAAATGATAAAGATATCCCAATGTATTACGTTCATTCAGCTAACCCTGTGGGTGCTGAGAATATTAAGAATTATTTAGAAAACGCAAAAAAACATTTATTATGAAAAATTATATTGTTATAGAAAGAAATGAAGATTATAAATCTTGTTTAGTTTTAAATGAAGATACCACATCATTTGGTGATGTTTGGTGGAGTATGATTCCTTATACAATAGATAAAAAAGAATTAGAAAGGGTTAAACCTAAAGTTTTTAATAGTAAGCCAGATGCAATGAAATATAAAAAGGTTTTACAATCCCAATCCAACGAAGATTGGAGGGAAAATGGTCATATCCACAAAATGTGGGGGAAACAAAAACAGAAGTGGGTGGTAGAAAATTATGAAGGTAATCTTATTTCTTAGGTGTATAAACCAAAATGTCACTAATCGCAGGAATTTAACGAATATTTTCCACTAATCGCAGGAATTCCACAAAAAAGGGTGAATATTTTCCATTAAGCGCAGGAATTCAACAAATATTTTCCACTAAGCGTTTTTAATGAAGGCTCTTATTTTTACCTTATCCCAGTTAATGAAATCCTCACCATTGTCACCCAATAATAATGCTGACATTGTGCGATGCCACCCTTCTATTAACTCATATTTACCATTCTTATCTCTTACAATAATAACTGGTTCATTCATTCCTTTACCTTTAGCCAAACTTTTTTGAACTCTCATTCTCTTTTCATCATAAGGGACATCATAAGAATCTACTTCACCAAACTCCCTTTCAAAGAAAGCGTTTAATGTAGTATCACTAAAGTCATCAGGATTAACATTTAATAATTCTAATTTCCAAGGCCCATTTAAGAACTCATGCCAATAACTACCCATTGCCGGAATTGGATCCCCATCATATTGATCAATAACCATTGATAGGTTTTTAGGTGATTTAATAAATTGTGCTCTGAAGAAATCTTGTAAGACATAATCAGGTGTATTTGGGAATTGTTTTTTTAATCTACTGAATACTTTTTTATGTGGGTTAACCTCTTTATAAATTGGGATATCTTCTTTTAAACCTATTTTATATTCATCATTGGATGGATCTGCATCATTTACACCATAATATTCTAAATCATTTTCATTCAAATCTAACTCTTCTTTATGTTTATCGAGAAATATAATAACCCAACTTTTATATAAGAATTCCAATTGTTCGTCATCAAAACCTAATTCATTCCCAAGAAATCTTTCTACATCCCAATCACTAACATCATATCGACTACCACCTTCACCAATACCTTCGATATCCCATCCTCTTCCGATTGAAGGTTTGAAATATTTGGGTATATAAATTCTATACTTCTTATCTAAAATTTTCATTACAGTTTTAAAAACATTACCATTCTTATCATAAATGATGTCAGAACGATCAACTTCTTCCTTTAATATTTTCCTAATTAATTTTTTCATCAAACTTCTGTGATATCTAACTCCTCATCAAAGTAATCTTGGATGTCCATATCATATCGATCCCAGTCATACCCAGCATCCCATTCAGCGTACATCATTTCGGATGGTAAATAACCTTCTACATTTCTAACGATATCGGTTACGTAAGCACGTATACCATATGTTTTTGATAACTCCCATTTCTTTATTTGTGGTTCTTTAACTCCGATTTCTTTTAAAAGATCCCAATCCCCATCAGTCATGTAATTCAAAACAAATGATGCAACAATGAAATCAATATCTTCTTGACCCACAATACCAAGTGATACTTTCACAACTTTAATTATTTGCTCATAAACACCAACATCTGTTTCAACCTCATCAATATCATGCCCTTCACCTTGCATCCATTTATCTAATATTTTGAAAGTAACAATTAGAAACTTATCTGTAAGTTTTTTATTTCTTTCCTCTTTTAAAAGATTTAATTCTTTTTTTATAGTTTCATTTATCTCTTCGAACGTGGTGTCAAAATGATCACCTCTATTAACACTATTTTCTATTTCCCCTTCGATAAAACTTTCCACAAATTCACCACTATCCTCACTAGCAATAGCAAATTCAAATGCCTCATCTTCATCAACACCCCAAACCACATAACTGTTAGTTTGATAAGAGCTGTAATCATAAACAAAACCAAGATCATATTTTTTTAGAGGGGTTCTTATAACATCATCTCTCATATGAAACCCACCAGTGGTGTAATTATCTTTATAAAGAGTAATTATTTTTATCATCTCTTTATTGGATAACCCAAAATTGGATTTTATTTTCCTAAATAGTGGTTTATAGTTTGTGAAAGAAAAATCAAAAAGATCACCTTTATGTTCTTTATAAATCCACTGTAAAACTAACAACTCAAATCTAGTATATCCGTTACTGATTTCTTCTTTTAATATTTTTTTTATTGTTTTTTTCATTGTTGTTTAATATAAATAATATATCTTTGTAATAAATATCACAATATATGGATACAATACTAGAATTATCAAAATTTAACAACATAGTTTATCACGATGAACCCCATAAGTATTATATGGATGAAAACCCAACAATATCTTGTACGGGGTTTATTCACAAATTTGAAGAGGGTTTCGAATCCAATATACATAAGGAAGATAGGTGGGCACGTAAACAAGGTCACGTATTTGTACCAAAAAGTATGGCAGACAAATCAGCACATAAAAAGAATTTTTATCCGATGGAGGGTGACCCTTACGGGAGACCAGATTATGGTAAACCAAAACCAGAGAGTGAATGGGTAACAGAATCAGATATACAGAAAGAATGGTTATACTTAAACCATCACGCAACTTTTGAGGGTAACACACTTCATGATTATATTGAGAATTATATGACTAATAGGGTTTTTCCGTATCCAGATGTTAGCCCAGAGGGTATCTCTTTTGATGAGATTGTTAAAACATATAAAATTATGGAAAAACAATTTCATAATTTCTATAACACCGCAGTTGCTAGTGGTAAATTAATACCTGTTCGTTCAGAGTTAGTTGTTGGTGATAGAGAACTAAATTTAACTGGTATGGTGGATCAATTATTTTGGAATGTTAAGGAACAATGTTTACAGATATGGGATTGGAAAACAAATACCAAACTTAATATGGTGAACAAATTTGGTGGTAAAATGTTACATATCCTTTATATGTTAGACGCTTGTGAGTTTACAACTTACTCAATCCAACTTAATGTATATAAGAAGATTATTGAACGAAACACTAACTTACGTTTAGGTGATTCATTCCTAGTATGGTTCAACGAGGAGAATCCTAATTATGATATCATAAAATGTGAAGACTACGGAAATTTAGTAGACGACATGTTTCAATTTAAATTAGATAACCAAGCAATGTTTGCTTAGAATGAGTGATCGGGAAACCACCCGTAATCATCATCAATTTCGTCTTTCATTAGATTTGTTTTTCTAATTAAATATCATTACCTTTAATAAAAATAGTATAGTATGATAAAATATTTTTTCCATATAGCTGACTTACACTTTAGAACGTATAAAAGGTTAGCAGAATCAAGAGAAGGGTGTGAACAATTTGTATCTGAAATAAAAGAATTTATAAAGAAAAATAAATTAAAACATGATGAATGTAGAATTGTAATTGCCGGTGATATTGTTCATCAGAAGATTACCATATCTAATGAATTGTTTTCGTTAGTTGCTTGGTTCTTAAATGAATGTTCGAAACATTGTCCTGTGGTTGTTATTGCTGGTAATCATGATTTATTGGAGAACAATAAGGATAGGATGGATAGCATTTCACCTATAATTGATGCCATTAATAATGATAATGTCAAATACCTTACAGAAAGTAAGGGTTATGAAGATGATAATGTGGTTTGGTGTGTCTATTCTATTTTTGAGGAGAATGAACGTCCTGACATTGAAAGTGCACGTAAAGAATATGGTGATGATAAATCCTATGTTGGGTTATATCACGCACCTGTTAATGGTGCTATTACTGCCATTGGGTATGAGTTTGAGGATCATAATGATTTAGAACAATTTGATGGGTGCGATATGGTTTTAATGGGTGATATTCATTTGAGGAATCATTTTAACCATATAGAAACTAAAAGTATTGATGAAGAAGAGTTAGAAAGGTATGAAAAAATGGGTTGGGTAATTGATGATTAAACTACTTTTACGGTTGTTAGATTTTGGGGTGATGATATAAAGAAGAAAAACTTTAAATATAAATTATTTAATACAATAAAAGAATATGGGGAAAAAAATAAAAATTAAAAAAACAATACCAGCAGTTTTTAGTTCGAGCTTAATACAACAAGACTTTGGTGAGAAGTTATATGAACATGGGTATCTTATATGGGATGTGGAAGATAGAACCTATACCGAACATAACTTAGAAATTGATTACGGATATTTTGTATTTAAAATCAAATCATTAGATGATTTAGAAAGTGAATCAGAGAAATTAATGAATCTATAATGGATATACCTAAGAAGTTACAAGATGAAATATGGGATTATTGTAGATTAAATGAGATTCCAAATATAGATGAATTCACCAATAAAATGGTGGGTAACGGGTTCAATATTGAAAAATATGGCAACTCCCCATTTGGTAGTGAAACACCAGAACCTGAAATTATCGAAAAAGAGGTAATTAAGGAAATTATAAAGGAAGTTCCTGTTGAAAAAATTGTTGAGAAGAGGGTAGAAGTAGTAGTGGAAGTAATTAAAGAAGTACCAGTCGAGGTTATTAAGGAAGTATCAGTAGAGAAGAAAGTTTATATTACCGATGATGAACAAGTCACCCAACTGACTGATGAAATAACTATTCTTGAAGAAACATTAAACAATACAATAAAGGGGTATGATGATGAAAAAGAGAGGTTAGAGGGTATAATTGAGACTTTACATAATACACATGATGAAATGTGTGAGGAGTTAGACGGGCTTAAACAAGAATTAGACGAAAAGGTAGACGTAGTTGTAGACGAAAAGTATAAAGGTTTTTGGGAAGAAGAGGTAGAATCTCACGACAAAACCAAAGAAGAAATTAAAAGATTGAATGGTATTCTTAACCATCTTAATGGTGGTTCAGATGATAATAACGATATCTACGATGATGAAAGTCGTGGTCTGTGGGGCGGCGGCTCTAATATAAGTAGAAAAAAATAATATGGCAACATTGACAAAGGTGGAAATACCAGAAAAAGCACAGATAAGGGTTGATTGGGAAGATTACCCTGAAAATAGAACAATAGAATCTATTAATAGAGTTAAGTCATACTTCTCAAAGAAGTATAGTGTTGCTCCGACATCGATTAAAATAAACTTCATTCCGATTATTAAGAATAAGGAAGGTAAGATTATTGATATTAGTGATGGTTTGATTGAAAACATAATGAATAAAGAATACCAAAGAAAGCTATTCTCTGAGTGGTTGAAACGTAATGGTATAAAAGTAGACTTTAACCGTATTTGTAAATTAGACGATCAAATTGAGGAGATATTACTTGATGGTGGAGAAGAACAAGATTACCGTTATAGAAGATGGGAATTAAAAAAGTTGTGGATTGATAATTTTCTTGCTTATGGTAGTGGTAATGATTTGGATTATACTAAACTTAAAGGGTTTAACTTAGTTCAATCGGAACCAGCTAATCAAGGTGGTAAAACTATATTTAGTATTGACGCACTTTTATTCCTTTTCTTTGGTAAGACAACTAAAACGGACACTGCAATAGAAAACTTTAACACATATACAGATAAGAATGAAGTTAAGGTGGGGGGATTAATATCACTTGATGGTGGTGATTATATAATCGAAAGAACGATTAGTCGTAAAACTAAAAAGAAGGGTGGTTGGGTAGTATCATCTGGTTTAGATTTCTATAGGATACTTGCTGATGGTAATAAAGAAAATTTAGAGGGTGAACAAAGAAGAGAAACTGAGAACATCATAACTGAAACTATTGGTTCATATGATGATTTTATGACAACTATTGTTGCAACCGCTAAAAATTTAGAAGATTTAGTTGAAACTAAGCCTACACAAAGGGGTAGGTTACTTACTAAATTCATTGGGTTAGATCCAATAGAAAAGAAAGAAGAGATTAATAAGAAGATGATGGCTGACTTTAAATCAAAGATGAAGTCTAACATTTATAACTTAAAAGATCTTGCTGGTGATATTGAGGAATGTAATGAAAAAATCATCGAAAGTGATAGGTTAGTTGTTAATTATAAAAAAGAATTAACATTAAAAGAATCCGAGATTAAAATAGCCAATTCTAAAAAGGAAAAGTTGTTATCTCAGAAGATTGATATTGAAGATGAGATAGAGGATGTTAACCCACAAACCTTACAAAGTGAGATTGAAGATTTGTTAACAGATGGTATTAATAAAAAAGAAAGTTTAGAAAAAACATTAACTAAAATTGAAGATATTGGTGAGGTTGATTTTGATGAAGATGACTACAATACTATACTCGATGATCAAACGGATTTAAAAGTATCTATCGGTGGGTTAAATAAAGATATTAAAGACTATAAAAAACTTATCAAAGAGATGAGGGATGGTGAAACTTGTAGTTTATGTAAACAAGACCTTAAAGATGTTGATCATACTGAGCAAATAGAGAATACTGAAACAAAAGTTTTCGAAAAAGAGAAAGATTTAGAAAAAGAACAAGAAAAAATAGAATCTATTATAAAAAAAGTATCTACCTTTGTAGAGACGAAACAAAAGTCTGATGATAAGGATAAATTAGGGTTAATAAAAGATCGTTTAGAGGTTGAGATGGATAGGTTACGTGTTGATATTAAAGAAAAGAAAAATACACTAAAAGATTTTAAAAGAAACCTTAAAGGGATTGAAACTAATAGAGGTATAGATAGTAAGGTTTTAGGTTACAATCAATTACTTACTAACCTTAATTTGGAAAGAGATGAGTTTAAAAACTTTATCACAAGTGGTGGTAATCTAATAAAAACCGCAAACGAAAAGATAGTAGAGAATGAATCTCTAATTAAAACTATTAATAAAGAAACTGAGGTTTTAAAAATATTTGAAATTTACCACAAGATGATAGGTAAGAATGGGATTTCTAAGTTAGTATTAACGTCAGTTATACCAGTTATCAACTACGAATTACAAAGGTTATTAGACGATGTTTGTGATTTTGAAGTAGAGTTGAGTATGAACGATAAGAATGAAGTAGAATTTTTAATTTTAAAGAGTGGGGTGGCAAAGAAATTAAAAAGTGGGTCAGGATTAGAATTGACAATTGCTTCATTAGCGTTGAGGTGTGTGTTAGGTAGGATATCAACATTACCAAAACCAAATGTTATTGTCTTTGATGAGGTGTTAGGGAAGGTGGCAGATGTTAATCTAGACTATGTAAAAACATTCTTTGATAAGATTAAAACGATGTATGATATTATTTTATTCATCACACACAACCCTTTAGCTCAGGATTGGGCAGACAAAATTATCACTGTTGTTAAAAAGGATAATATATCAACATTAATGTTAAAATAGTGATTAAATTGAGTAATAATTGATAAAATTAGATATTTATAATAAAAAAGTATATGGAACCAATGATTAAGAGTTATTGCATTATAGGGTTAGGTGATATTTCTGATGTCACTAAACTTTTAGATGTTATATCAGAGACAGAAGTATCGTATTTATCTGGTAGCGCTTTAATTATTGCTACATTTACAAGTGCGTTTATGTTAACAGAGATTGAAGATTTATTAAAAGAAGAAAATAAATCATATGTTATTTTTGAAATGACTCCAGGGTTTTATTCTGCACATATTAAAGATGAGAATTTACAGAATAAACTGTTCGGTGGACCAATTGATAACTCAAAGTTATTCGGTGAATTGTCAGACACCGCATCATCTATTATTGGGATGATGAATAAAAAGGTATATGACGCAGAGTTTATAGTGAGAACAGAAGAACCAGATCCTGACTTAAATGATATACTAGATAGGATAAGTGATGTGGGGTTTAAAAATATTACAGATAAAGAGAAAAAATTATTAAAAAAATATTCAGAAAATAAATAAAAAGAAAAAAGATTTATGGGAAACAAAAGATTTATTGATACTAAAGAAGATGGTTTATCTATCTATTTGAAAGATGTTAGAAAGAGCAGTACGGTAACACCAGAGAAAGAGTTAGAATTAGCTAAGAAAATTGTAGATGGTGATAAAAGGGCGTTAAATGAGTTAGTTACTGCTAATTTAAGGTTTGTTATTAGAATTGCTAAACAATACCAAAATCAAGGAGTATCACTGGCGGATTTAATCTCAGAAGGTAATTATGGTTTAATTACTGCGGCACATAAGTTTGACCACACCAAAGGGTACAGGTTCATCTCTTATGCTGTTCACTGGATTAAGCAAGCAATTAAACATTGTCTTAATGAAAATGCTAGGACAGTTAGATTACCAGCCAATATGATTAACAAGCTTAGTAAGTTAAGAAAAGAGACTGAGGAGTTTGAAAAGGAGAATGGTAGAGAGGCTACTGATATGGATGTAGAGTATATCTCAGTACCTTATTGTAGCTCACTATCTACACCCATTAATGAGGATGGTGATGAGTTAGTTGATTTAATTTCAGATGATATGTTTGATAGTCCAGATGAAATTTTATCGGAGGATGAATCGTTAGGTATACAATTAGAAAGGGCGATGTGTGGGTTATCTGATAGGGAGAAGAATATTGTTAGTTGTTATTTTGGGATTCATGGTGAAACAATGACATTGGCTCAGATTGGTGATGAATATGATCTTACAAAAGAAAGGATTAGACAAATTAAAGAAAGTGCGATTAGGAAAATACGTCACAATGTAGGTGGTATATTTGATTATTTAATATGATTTAAATGTAAAGGGGGTTTTTAACCCCTTTTTTTATACACTTTATTCTGATAGGGTATTATTATTTATTTCAGATATTTATAGTAAAGATAAAAAACTTAAAATTATGAAAAAAATTGTTGATTTTTTAAAAAAATATAAATTCCATATTGTAGTGGGGTTAATGGTGATTTTCTTTTTCAGATCTTGTCAGAAATCGGGAGACATTAGAAAATTGAATAAATCTAAAATAGCATGTGTTAGTGAAAATGATAGTTTAAGTAATGTGGTTAAAGTGAAAACACATAAGATAGATAGTTTCCCTGAATTTTTAAGGGAAGAAAAATTAAATATACATATGGGTTATGACTACATCATTTCTAAACAAAATCGTGGAGAGCAATTAATGGAGTTACATATGGTTGTAAAAGACAATATAAAAAAATTACAAAAATAATTTTATGAAAAGTATTTGGAATTGGATTATTAATAATCCAAATAGGGCAATGTTCTTAGTCCCCATCCTATTAGTTGCAACTATCTCTATTTCTCACGTTGTTACTTGGTATGATATGTCTAACCCTATTAGTTGGGCGATATATCTTTCAATTGCGATAGAGATTGGTGCGATGTCAGCATTGGTTGCTGCAACTAATAAGATTAAAGGTGGTGTATGGTTTATGTTTGGTTTAGTTACCTTCATTCAGATGATTGGTAACATATTCTATTCATACGTACAGATAGACGCAACTGGTGAATTATTTAGAAATTGGGTAGAACTAACCGGACCAATATGGGAAATGATGGGTACTGAATTAAGTGATATTATTGGTTTAAAACGATATTTAGCATTCCTAGAGGGTGGTTTACTCCCACTCATCTCATTAACATCATTACATTTCTTTGTCAATTATGAAAAAGAGAAGGAAGATGAGGTAGTAGATGATACAAAAATACCTAATAATGAGCCCACTCAACTACATGATGTAGTTGAAAAGGTAGTAGATGATGAGTTTGATGAGGATCATGCGTTAGATATGGTTATGAATGATATAGTGGAAGATCTAATGGAAGAAGAGGGGCACGAAACGGTAGGTGATTTAATTGAATCATTAAATGAGGATAAAGAAGTAGATTTAACACAATTCGTTTCACCAGGAATATCAACAAAGGAAATAGATAATAAAGAAGAAAGTATAACCGAAGAAGTTGTAACTGAAATAGAAGAAAATTCGATAGACACTCAAGATATTATTATTGAGGAAGAATTAGTAAAAGAAACCCCACAAATAATAGAGAATGTGGTGGTAGATAATAAACCCCCCAATAAAAGAATGGGTATTGATAGGATTAGATAATGGTTATTGATAAAGAATCATATGGGTTAGGTAAAAACAACTATTTTGATAAATCGTTTGAAAAAAAACAAATTGTTTTAGGTAATACATTGTTAACTGACATGAAACATGTAAATGGTTGGTGTCATAGGTTAGGTGGTAAATACACAAAAACAAGTACTTTTACTATAGATAGAAAGGGCGTAATATACCAACACTTTAACCCAAAATATTATTCTGATTTTATTGGGGATAAGTCAGTAGATAAAAAAAGTATTTCGATCAGCTTAGAGAATCAGGGTTGGTTAATGAAAGATTTAATGAAAGATAGGTATATTGATTGGGTTGGCAATATTTATAAGAGAAAAGCTAAGGTAATAGAGAAAAGGTGGCGAGGGTATACATATTGGGATCCATACACACCTAAACAATATAAAGCTACTTTAGACTTAATTGAGTATTTATGTAAAGAGTTTGGCATTCCTAAGAAGATTGTTGGTCACAATACACAGATACAAAGTATTGAGCTATATGAAGGAATTACATATAGAAGTAATTATTATAAAGAAAAAACGGATCTTTCACCAGCTTGGGATTTTCGTAAAGTTAAAAATAAATTAGAAGAAAAATTAGAAAACGATGGGGTATCAAGATAATCAAACAAGAAAAATATTAAACCTAATTAGGGAGGGGGATGTAAAATCTAAAAAACAAATGATAAAAGAACAATTAGACCCTACTTTAAACCCCACAGATCAAATGGATCCTGATAGTGGGTTTGAAATCGCAGATATGCCAGATGAAAATGAAGAAATTTCTGGTGAAGTAAGAGAATTAGATACTGATGAGTTAAAAGAAGAAGAAGATAAATTTAGGCAAACTGTTCATAATAGGGTGGAGTTTAATAAATTTAAATTATACCCAAAGTCACAAAATGTTGAATTCGGTGGTAAATTTACTGACAGTAGAATTGAGTGGTTTTATTCATTGGATGATAGTACTGGTGTTTATATAACCACTGATATGTTACAATTAAGAGATGAAACCTTAGAGGTAATAAAAAAATTGGTTGGTTATTATAAAGCATGGTCTGATGAGTGGGCTAATAGAATAGCTGAGGAGTATAACACTTCGATTAGTAATGAAGATGTAGAAGAAGTAGAAGAAGTAGAGGGTATTGGCTTTGAGCCAGGTGATGACTTACCAGATGAAGACGATACGTTTGCTTAATGTTTAAAAATTTAGACATAAAAACAATATTCATTTTAATTCTGGCGGTGGCTTTAATATTGATGTTTATCTTCGGTGGCGGAGGTAATAAGGGTATTGACAATTATAAAGATGAATTAAATAATCTAAAAGAACAAAATGATAGTTTACTTCATAGTAATGACGATCTAAAAAATAAAAATGATGATTTAACTATTAAATATGATGAAATCATAGACGACATTATAGAAATCGATGGTGGACTTAATAACAATAGCGGTAATATAGCCAATTTACAAGATGAGAAAGATAAAGTTTCTGATAGGGTTCGTGTCCTTAATGCTGATGGGGTTGCAATCGAATTGTCAAACTACTTCATTCGAAGAGAGAGTCAAGGTAACGATTAACCAAAAAGGGGATACATTAGTAGAGATGCATTATAATGATGCAAAAGTTTTACTAGAGGATGTGTTACATTATGAATATGCTGATAGTTTATTAACAAAATTTAAGAAAAGGGATAGTTTAAATACTGAAAAAATCACACTTCAAAAGACACAATTAGATAATCTCACACAACAAAATACAAATCTCCAACAGATGTTGGAGAATTTTGATAGTGTAATTGCTAATAATGATAAAGAAAAAGAGTTATTAGAAAACACCATTAAACAACAAAAAAAGGAGATTAGGAAACAGAAATTTCTTAAAGTAGTAGGTTTCTCTGCTGCAGTCATATTACCTATACTTACATTATTAGCTTTAGCCTAATTTTTCCGTTGTTCCATATATTTATAAGTATGGAAGAAAAACGCCTTAAACAAATAATCAACGAAGCTCTAACTAAGACTGACGAGAAAAAGATTGAGTCTATGATCCGTAAGGAGATTAAACAATCTTTTGGTAGTGATTTAGAAAAAAAAGTTTCTACAATAGTTGCAAAAGAAATTAAAGGTAGTAAGTTTGAAAAACAAGTGGTAAAAATAAGTAAAGATGTATTAGAACAACTCTATAAGCAATTATGGATGAGAAGAATGTTCTGGAAAAGTGGTATTAAATAATGGATAAAAGAAAAGAACACTACGACAAGGTAAAATCAATCCTTACTTTATGTAAGAGTAGGGATCACCTAAAAACTGCGGTTAAGGTAATCAACCAATTCATAAAACAATATAAGGTGGGTGAAGATGATTCACAATATGATAAATTAAAACAATCTTTCATTAAAGTTAAATGTAGGGTTGGTAGAGAAGAAGTTCTAGATGAAGATTTATCTGCTAGTGGTAAAGAATTTAAAACTCAAGCTGGGTTAAGTGGTTCACCTGATTTACAGAAGATAAAATTTGAAGGTGAGGATAAAATTGAAGGTGGTGTCGCAGATGATACAACAACAGAAGAGTTATCAAAGAAACACAACGTAAGACTTAAAGATATTGTTGACGAAATTAAAGTGGGGAAGAAGATAGAGAGAGAACATACTAATAGTGATGATACTGCTGAGGAAATCGCTATGGATCATATTGAAGAATTTCCCGATTACTACACGAATAAAAAATATGGTGTTAAGTCTTCTGAAAAAGGTTTGGAAAAATTTAATAAAAAAAGAATAAAGAAAAAAGATATTAAATTTGAGGAAGAAATAGAGGAATCATCAACCGCTGGGGGTAGCGGGGCATTTGTTGGTGCACTAGGAGGTAAACGCAAACCTATTAAGAGAAGTTTTTATAAAGGTAAAGTACCAGTTAGTAGTGCTGGTGGTATGACTAAACCGATAGGTAAAATGTATTCATTTAGGAGTGAAGGTAAGGTTTTTAAGAAGAATCAATTAAAAGAAACAAATGTATTCAGTAAGAAAGAGATGTTAGAGTCAACAGATGGTAGTTCTATTGGGATTTATGACTCACCAGGTGGTTGGGGTAATAATAAGTTTATGGGTACAAAAGGAAAAAAGGGAAACGCAGTACAGAGAAAAGGAAATGACCATAAAGTTACTTATAAAGGTAATGGAAAGAATTTAAGTACATTCGTTAAGGTAAAAGAAAAATGTAAAACATTCCCATATTGTATTCAAGATTCAAACGCTATTGAAATGAGTAAGACACCATTTAAAGAGGGGCTGGAATCTATTAATAAAAATAAAGAAAAAATAAAGGATAGTTGGGTTAAGTTTTTGGGTGCAGCTAAAAGAGAAGGTAAAGAAACTACTATTGCTGCAGGAATATTAAAAAAAGTATTATTGAGAAAGGAAGTATCAGAAGATGAATATAGGTTCTTAAAAGAACAATCTATTGATATTGCTAAAATATTTGGTGTGTTATCGATGGGTGTTATATCATCGGTATTACCATTGGTATTAGAGAAATTACTTAATAAAAAAGGTATTAGTATTTTACCAACAAAGAATAAACCAATAGAGAATAGTGATGTAGAATTGATTGAAAGTATTTGTAAACAGACTGGAAAATCAAAAAAATATGTACATTCTTTAATTAATAAGTATTTATAAAAGAAATGAGACCAATGGGAAAGAAATTTTTAACAAAGAATATAGTGATTAAAACCGTTAATGAGGCTGACATTAAAGCTAAGGGTTTAGATTATACAGAGAAGATACAAAGAGATTCTAAAAAAATTAACGATGCCGCTATGAATACCTACACCAAACTTAAAGATTTATATAAGTTTGATGAGGGATCTGAAGACGCATTAGAGAACCCACCAAAAACCACAAGAAAAGATGACCTAGATGGTTATGAAATTGCTGCAAAAGGTGCAGGTAAAATGCAGGGACTTAGGTATGACAATGATGATACCGAAACCTTTAAACAATTTATGGACAGAATTGACGCAATTAATGATGATTCAGAATATAATAAAGATTTTGGAACACATGATGGGTTTGGTGAAGGTGAGAAAGGTAATGTTTACGATGAATTAAAAGAAAAAGGACAAGAATATAAAGATTATAAATATGGTGACTTTGATGGGATAAAAGATGAATATCAAAAAACACCGAGAGTAAGAACAACAAAAAACGAAAGTAATATGAAAAGATTAAACTTCAAACAGGAATTTAAGGATGAGAAGCACATGATGTCTTTAATTAAAGAAAGTTATAAGGTAGACAACAACACATTTTTAATGGCTGACGGTAACCAAACTTATAAAGTGAGATGGGAAGGTAACTCTAAAACTGGTGAAGCAGTATCTTTATTACATAAAGATGAAAATAAAATTAATGAATCAAAAGAAATGATGAAAAAGTTATCTAACTATAAGTCATCAGATGTTGTTGGGAAAACTAACAACTACATTAACGAAACAGTTGAGTTTAATAAAATGATGGACATCATTAGAGAAAAAAAAGAGAAATAAAACTACAACACCCAATTATAAAGACCTCATCAGAAATGATGGGGTTTTTTTGTGCTTTAAAAGTATTTATATGATATGAAGAAGATTATTATAAATGAATCACAATATAAAAGACTTTTTAAAGAACAAAGTGATGAAACTAAGGATGACTCAACTAAACTAATCACCCCACCAAAAAACATAAGTGATACGTTAACAAAAGCAATGGAGTTGGGTTTAGACTTAAAGCAGACTGCTGATAGTGAAGAATATAAAGTTACTTGGAAAGAGTTAGGTTATGATGTTAATAAATTTCCAAGTAAAATAAAGGAAAACTACCCCATATATGCACCTGAAATAATTTCTGGTTATGGATCAAATACTAATTTTAATGTAGAACTTTTATATATTCTTAAAAAAATTGAGGATATGACTAGTTTAAATTTAATGATTAGTAGTGGTAATGATGCCTACCATCAAGCAAAAGATAGTAGTAATCACAAAACAGGAAATGCAATAGATTTTTATGTTATAAGTGGTAATGATGATGAGGTACAAAAGAAAATCGAAAAGGCGGTATTAAAACTTGCAATGGGTGACTACCCTGATATATCATTTTTAAATGAATTCAAGAGAAATACTGGTGGGACGGGACCTCATTTCCACATAGGGTTAATGAGTGACATCAACCACTATCATTTTTATGATACCGCATTAAGAACAATGGATCATCCACACTATAAGTGTTGTGGTAAAGGTCTGTTAAAATTTACAGGGGTAGGTTCCGATATAAAAAATATCGCAATAATTAATAGACAAAAAGAACCAAAAAGAATTGACCCAATATCTAAAAAACTAGAAAAATTACCACAATCAGACGACTCAAAAATGGAACTAAGTAAAGATACTAAATATGGTATTAAAGCTGATAAAATCGTAGATTCACATAAAGGTAAAAAGAAATATGAGATTAAAAAAATTATAAGGGATAATCAAAAAATCATAAAAAATACAGACGACTCAGGAGAAAAAGAGTTGTCATCAAAAATAATTAAAGGGTTAAATAAATTATTAGGGACAGATGAAGTTTAAGGGGATTATAACAGAGGCAATGATAGACAACTTACAAATGAATAAGTTTGATAAGGGTATATTAAAAATGATACATAAACAATTAAACACTGAAGATTACAAAGAAGGGTCAGGTAATGTGAATGATTTTCTTTTTAGTTTAGCAAAAAAAGCTGGAGTAGACATGCACGAGATGACAACTCTTTATATGACTTATGAAAAATATAAGGAATTTTTATTTAGTGAAGAAGGTATAGAGAAAGTTACTGGGTATGATGTTATGTCACCAGACTTAGCAAAGTTAACTAAAGAAATTTTGTTGATGTATTTAGAAAAGAATTATGAAAATAAAACCGTTTTTGAATTTGATGGTATTAGTGGGGAGCTTAATATATCTGAGGATATTGAAACTATGATCGAAGAAGATATGAATCCAGATGTTTGGGTTACAATGAGAGTTGTTGGTGAGTATGAAGGAACAGTACCTAATAGTGATGAAACATATGTCACAGAAGAAACGAGCTTTCAAGGATCAATATTTTTTAATTTATTACCTGACACAATAAAGGGTTATGGGTATGATTTTTTAAGCTTTAATGAGGACTCTTTTGGGGATTGGTTAGTTGCTAATGAAGGTAGACAATATAGTGACGTATTAGATAGTGGGTATATAAAAAGTGCTTATCTAAAACCACCTTTAAATTATAGTGACACAGAAATAAAAGGGTATTGTGAAAGATGGCTTATGGTAATAAAAAGAATATGTGGTAAAAGTGTTCCAATACTAAACAAATACAAAGATTTTGTAGAACATGGTGGGTATATGTTCGAAGGTTATAAAATAAAAAGAAAAACAATTAAGTAATGGTATTAAAAAAAGGTTCTAAGGGAAAAGAAGTTAAAGAACTTCAAGAGTTTTTAAATATATCTGCCGATGGAATTTTCGGTTCAGGTACAGAAAGGTCGGTTAAAACATGGCAATTTGATAATGGTCTTGATGATGATGGTATAGTCGGATCTAAAACATGGGACGCTATGGGATTAGCAACAACAGATAACACAGAACAATTTTACACAACACCAAACGGATTAGTAATTCAAAAACACTTTTTACCAAGTGGTGAATATAAAGTGGGACCAACATCTAAAGAGTATGTATTCTTACATCACACAGCAGGGTGGCACAAACCACTTAATTGTATAGATTCATGGGGTAGAGATGATAGAGGAGCTGTAGCAACCGAATTTGTAATGGGTGGACCTTCAGTTGAAGGTTACGACACTAACTGGGACGGTACGATGGTTCAAGCATTTCCCGATGGTGGATATGGTTGGCATTTAGGTAAAAATGGTTCACAATATATGCACACAAATTCAGTAGGTATTGAGGTATGTAACTTTGGGTATATTGTTAATGGTAAAACATATGCTGGGACAACAGCACATGAATCACAAATAGTAACACTATCAAAACCATTCAGGGGTCATAAAACATGGCATAGATATTCTGATAATCAAATCGAAGCACTTAGATTATGGATTTTGTTTATAGCAGAAAGAGACTCTATCGATGTTCGTAAAGGGTTAGTTGAAGAGATTAGAAAGAACGGGGCTGATGGATTTGAATTTAATGAAAATGCTTATTATGGTAAAGTAAAAGGGATGTGGACTCATACATCAACTAGAAAAGACAAAACAGATTTATTCCCACAAGAGGAATTGATCGATATGTTATTAAGCCTTTAATAGTTAGTTTTTCCACCATATATTTATTGTATGGATAAAATGAACACGATAGAATTTTTAAGCTATATCGGAACACCACTCACAAAAGAAGAGATGACATTATTGTATAAAGCAAATAATGTTAGGTATGATAAGTGTGAACTTTATTATGATTTTATAAAGACGCTTAACTTATTGGTAATTGACACTTACTTAGGTGATGATGTAGTAATCACAGAAGAGGATCAGAAAAGACATTATTTGTGGTGTTTTAATAAGGTAGTGGTTGATTTTAAATCAGAAAATATTATTTTTGAAGATACAGATGGGTTAAAATTATATTTTTTTAACTTTTATAATGAATTATTTTATCTTGTTGATGATAAAGAAGATATAATGGCAAAATTAAATATGTTATCTAATTTATCTTTTGATTTCCATAGAATTAAAACTAGGTCAGATATGGATTTACTTATAGTATTATATAAATTATTTGAGAAAAGTCTTAATTATAAGTTAAAAACGTAGTTTAAACTATTTATTTTAAAGAAAAAAGGTTTTATAGTTGGTGTATGACTAAGGAGTTTATAGAAATTGTTTTAACAAAACTACTTAACCAAAGAGAGATGGTTGAATTAGATATGAGATTACTCTTAAAAAGAGAAGACATATCTACTGATGAAAAATCAGACATGGCGATAGTTTTAATAGATGATTTAACAAAAGCAAATAACAATATTGAAGCTTTTTCTGGAATGATTCCAGAAGACGTTTTAAGCACTCCTCTAAATGAGGAAAATAATAATAAATAAATAATTTTTTTAAAATGGAAAAATTTGAAGAGTTAAAAGCAAAAGTCGCAGAAATTGAGGCGGAAGCAGAGAAGTTTTATGATAAAGGTAATAAAGCCGCTGGAACAAGATTAAGAAAAGGGTTACAGGAGATTAAGAATTTATCACAAGAAATTAGAATTAACGTTTCTGAAATGAAAAAAACAGAAGCAGTATCCTAATTAAAATAAGATGGCAATAGATATAGTTAATAAAATATTAATATTCATATTCTTTATGAGTGGTTTGACTGTGGTTCGAAACATATTCTTTCTTTCTCGTAGTGTATACAATAAAGAGAGATTTGTTTTAGATAATAAATCTTTACTATTTTTGGGTATATCTATTGCTTTTATCTTAATGTCCATTTTTAATGGGTTAACCATATTATAAATAAAAATGTTTTATGATGATACAAGAGAGGTTAAATGACTTACGACCATATGTAACAGGCATTAGGTTTGTTAAGAATATGGGTGTAGTTGATGTAGTGTTAAAGGATGGTTGGGATGTATACCAGTCAGACGATATTACATATAAAGCAAGTCAGAATAATGAAAACTATTATATGTTCCACCCTGTAAATGGTGAGTCAAATGATTTTGATATGATTTTGGATCATGTGGAGGGTATTATAAATGGTAATATTGAAAAGGAACACAAATTAGTTCTATTAAGGGCTAAGATTGAAGAATTGAAAATGTGGTTTACGTCTAAACCATTGAGTGAGTTAGAAAGACTCAAATTTAAAATTGAAGATATAGAAGAACCGAAGTTGAGTGATTTATCATCAATAGAATCTATTGAAAATGATATCCCACAACTACATAAGGGGATAGAACTACCACCGACTAATAACAAAGTCGAAACGGAAGAAGAAATTATAGAAACAGAGGAAGCCTAAAAAACTTCCTCTTTTTGTTTTTAATGATATTTATAATAAAAAGAATACTATGGGAAGATTAGAGAAACAAAAAAGACTTTTAATGGAAAAGGCTAATAAAAGATTATTAGTTGAGTATGAAATAGAAACCCCTAGAGGAAGACAAGAAAAATACTACGAAGAAGAAAGGGAAAAAACGGGGAAAGAAGAAAATTTAAGTTATGATTTAAATAATCCTGAAGTGGTGTCTAATTTTGAAGATGAAATTGTTGGTTTATTAAACAAGTATTTAGGTATTAGTTTTACTGATAATGCTGGAGTTAGTAATGATAACAGAGTTTTTATCTACAATAACCTAATGGATATGGTTAACCAAAGATTTGCGCCATCATCATTAAGATTGGGTTCTAACGGTAGTGAATACTACACCAACAGACCTGAAGAAATGGCTGAATATTTACAATCAATTGGTATTACAGACTTTGAACTTAAAAGTGTAAGAAAATGAAAAAAAGAACAAACCCAAAAGTAGAAGCAATGAGAGATAGATCTCTTATGGTAGAAAGTGAAAGACAAAACCACGAAAGAAATTATAGTTTAAATGAACAAAAAGAGTATAAAGATATTGAAGATATAAAATCAGAAAGTCAATATAAGAGGTTGATTAATGAACAAGAAAGAAAAAATTGGGAATTATCAGATGGTAAAACAGGTTACCCATTTGATCCACAATTAGATAGAGAATTAAATGATTTAGTAGGTGGTTTAATATTGGGTAAAGTATCGGTAGAAGATTTTAATAGTCAAAAAGGTAAATTCTTCACGTCAGATGCAAAAATACATTATATGTATAATAATGGTGGTAAGAATAAAACATGGGATACTAAAGATATAGATGATTTTATTTTTGATTGTGAACTTGGTGTGGTACTTGACGGTAATAGATATAATATAGACGGTTATGTTAAATCAAATGATAAGATAATACAATTACAAATAATTGTAGAACCTAAATAAAAAAGAAATTTAAAGGGGTCGTTTAACCCCTCACTTTTTTTATTCCCCTTCTAAATATTCTTGAAAAGTGTGGACTAACCATACACAACCACTAGCTAAACAACCATCTAAAAAGATAGCCAAAGGTGCTAATGTTAGTCCGTAACTAGCAAACGGAGAGAATTGTGTGAAATCCATTAAGTGAGCACCCAAT